ATTGAAATTGAAGCATCAGAAACTAAAATTTATGGAGATACAGTAGAAAGAGCAAGATTTGGTAGTTATGGTATAAGGAATGGATATACTGGTAGTGCAACAACACCGTCTTACAGTTTTAAAGATGATACCGATACTGGTATGTATAAACATGATGGAAACACTTTAGGATTTTCTGTTGGTGGTGGTGTAAGATCTACAATAAATAGTTCTGGAGTATTATATGTAACAAATGCAGTACAAGCAGGTAATAACGGTGTACAAATTTGGGATGGAACACACGGATTTAAACAAGTATTAGCAAAAGATAGCACTTATACATATTTAAGAAATAACGATGGTACTCCTTGTATACAAGTTGGAGATACTGGCGACGGTACAAATTATTATCAAAACGGTACACATAAATTTAGAAGTGCAGCTGGTAGTGAATATATGCGTATAGATAGTTCAGGTAATGTTGGCATAGGAGTAAGTCCAAGTGGTGGTAAACTCCACGTTAATGGAGATCTAAGAGTTATTGGTAAAGTTCTTGGTGTATTTAATACTGGATTTGTATCAACCGACTCAGTAGGAAACCAAGCAACATTAATGCGTCAAACAAGTGGTGACATTATGTTGATTGGAGACACTAATCATACAGAGCAAATAAAAATACAATCTGCTAACTCAACTGGTAATGGATATATACATTGTAAAAATGATGGTGGTATTGGATTTACTGGTAATACTCAATTTAGTTCGCCAATGACAGTCAATTATGGAGCAGTATTTAACGAGGGTGGACACAATAGCGATACAAGAATAGAGGGAGATACTGATACAAATTTATTTAGAGCAGATGCATCTACCGATAGAATTGGTATAGGTAGTGGTTCTCCTGGAGGTAAGTTGCACGTACACGGTATAACAAATGCTAATAATTTGATTGTTAGTGCAGTTATGCACAATGTTGGAGGTGGACATTTATCTAACTATCAAACTTTATTATTTAAAAATACTCAAAATGAAACTGGATATGCTGCTATCAGGCATTTTGCAAACTCACACAACGATTCTGCAAGCCAATTAAGATTTTTAACTTCTAATACATCAGGAGTAATGGCAAATCAAATGACTGTAGATGATACTGGACGAATTGGTATCGGTACAACAAGTCCAAGTTTAAGCTATGCTAATAAGGGTTTAGAAATAGAAGCAGCAGATGAGCAAGTTAGTTTAAGACTTCAAAGAACAGGTAGTTCTCCAAATGTGTTAGAAATATCAGCAAGAAATAGTGATACGTTAATTTATAATGTAGGAACAGCAAGAAATTTTAGATTTGGTATTGCAGGTACGGAAGAATTTAGAATGGATACTTCAGGAAACTTTCATGCAGATGCAGATATTATTGCTTTTTCTACCACAACAGCATCAGATATAAAGTTTAAAGAAAATGTAAAGTCTATACCTTATGGACTAAAAGAAGTATTACAAATGAATCCTGTACAATTCGATTGGATAGAAAAAAGAAATGGTACACATGATATAGGATTTATTGCACAGGAAATGGAAAAAATTGTACCAGAAGTTATTAAAGAAACAGAAACATTAGAAGTTGGTGGAACTCATAAAACAATGGATTATGCTAAACTTACTTCTATATTAGTACAAGCAATTCAAGAACAACAACAACAAATAAACAAATTAGAGGAGAAGTTAAATGGCTAAAATAATAAGTGCAACAGAAGCAGCATCACCAGAAGAATCAACAAAAATGGTTGAAATTAAACATACAAGAACTATGAAAAGTCCAGCTGGTAAAGATGTAGAAGTAGTAGATTGGACTGAAACTAAGTTAGTAGATGAAGCTATATCAGAATGTGAAGCACATAAAGCTAATTTAGAAGCACAACTTGCTGAGTGTGAATCTGAAATGGCAGACTATGTAGCAATAAAAGATGCTGAATAGTGGCAGTAAGTAATACAAATGTAGCATTAAGGTCAGAAATTGGTAATGATGGCTGTAAAGTTGTACAAACTACTAACATCAGTTTAAGTTCACTTATGACTGGAACAAGTGTAGGTGGTATAAGCCATACTTACGCAGGTCAAAATAGTGGACCTTGTAATGCTTTTGAAAAGTTTGGTGGCAGTAATAATCCATTACAAAGCACACCAAATACAGCTTTAACAAATTCTGATGTGAGTGCTATAAGCTTAACACCACATCACATGAGCCACGCAATAGGTGGATTTCATGAAGCAGGTGGTGGACCAGGTAGATAAAATACTTAATAAATAGGGGATAACAATGGAAATAGGTAAAGATAGTAAATTTACACTTTCTATAGAAACAGCAGTCAGTATTGCTGTAACTATAGGTATGGTTATTGGTTTATGGTATTCTTTACAAGCTGATATAGAAGAAGCTAAAAGACTACCTGAGCCAGAGGTTTCACGTATGGAGTATGATTTGAAAGATCAGATGATACGTGATTCAATATTAAATACTGAAGGTAAGGTTGATAAGTTGGAAGAGAAAGTAGATGATATTAAAGAAGATACAAAAGCTATTACTCAAACACTTATTGATATGAATAATAAATGAGGTTAGATAATGAACAAAATAATGTTATCATTATGTTTATGGTTTGGACTATCTTTTTCTTGGTTGCACTCGCAATCAGTTAATTTAGATAGTTTTCAATCTATACAACTTATGAGCCAAGAAGATTGTGCTGTGGTACAAGTAAATGCTTCTTGGAATTACAAAAATAGATTAAATATTAACAAGCTTGAAGATTGTTATTTAGCAGAAGTAGATCTATCTAATAAAACGATAGGTGCAGTAATACAAAGTGAATGGAATATAAAAGTGGTTCCTACTATTATTATATTTGAAAATGGTAAGGAAGTAAAAAGATTTGAACCAGGAATTTCAATGAAGTTTGATGAAAGAACTGTATTAGAAAGTATTAGAAAAGAAATTAAATAATTAGTAAAATAAAAATATAATATGTAAATTGGGAGGCGTTATGGCGTGGAATTTTGATGATAACAATAAAACTGAACAAAAAACTGAAGCTCAAAAACAAGCCGATTTAGAGAGAAATTTAAAACTTGGAGGTGCTGGTGCTGCTGTATTTAGTTTAGCATCATCACCAGGTAGAAAGGTTGCAGGTGCAGCACTTAATGTAGTTAAAGGTGTTACTGCTGCTCCATTAGGAGCTGGATACGGTTTGCTTCAAAGTGCAGGAGCAGTATTAAGAGGTCAAGGTACAGGCGGTGTGTTTGGAGAAATTTTTGAAGCTTCTAGAGCACTTACAGCACCAGGAGATATAGGTGGAGGAGATACCCCTAATATTAGTGTTAATTCTAATCAAGTTGGACCAAACCAATCTGGTAAAATTATTCGTGATAGAGTTAAAAGTAAAACATCTAGTATAAGGGGAAATGTATATAATTCAGATCTAGCAAAAAAAGCTATGAAAAATATTGGAAAAACTAACACAGGTGTTACTGGTTTAGCATCTAAAGGAGATATAGCAAGACAAATAGCTACGGACACAGCAAAAAGAGGAGGACAAACAGTTTTAAAGTTTCCTAAAGTAGGTATGCTAGACCTTGCTGGTGTTTTTGCTCCATTTATTAAAATGGCTATTGATAATAAAAAGAAAAATATTTATTAACAAAAGAAGGAGAAGTAATGGCTAAAGAAAAAGTCGATCTTCGTAAAGAAGCAGAAAGTAAAATGGAAACATTAGTAGAGCAACATAATGAACTTGCTGGACAAATTCAGGAAGCTAATGCTAGACTAGGAGAAGTAAAACAAATGATCATTGAGCATCAAGGATATATAAAAGGTCTTGAGGCTTGCGATATAAACTGTGAGGAGAAAAAATAATGGGACCAATATTAGGTAAAGTTCTAACAAGTTTAGGAACAGAAAAACTAATTAAAGCAGTTATCATGCATTTAGGTGATTGGTTAGTAGCTAAATCATCTAACAAACTTGATGACAAACTATGGGCTGAAGTTAAAAAAGCCTTAGATAAAAAATAGGAGGTACCATTGAAACTTAAGCAACGTGGTATTATAATACCAGACCAGCATTATCCTTTACATGATAAAGCTGCAGTAAATTGTGTAGTGAAAGCTATACGTAAAATAAAACCAGATGTATTTGTTAATCTTGGAGATGTTGGTGAGTGGGAGTCAGTATCTGCGTGGAAGTATAAAGATAAAAAGTTACCACCACTTGAGTTTCAATTGCCTATTGTTAATGAAGATATACGGTTGGTTAATAAAGGGTTGGATATTTGGGATGAGGTTTTAGATGAAGTCAAATGTAAAAAGAAATATTTATTACAAGGCAATCACGATCTCTGGTTGGATAATTTTTCTAACAAGTATCCCTATCTTAGTAATTACAGCTTTTTTAAAGCGTGTAAAATAAAAGAAAGAGGGTATAAATATACCGAATATAACTTACCAATACAAATAGGAAAACTAACATTCTTTCATGGAGCATTTGCTACAACATATCATGCAAAGAAACATTTAGAAACTTATGGAGAAAATGTGATGTATGGACATACACATGATATACAGAGACATACACTGACAAAGCTTAATGGCAATATTGGTGCTTGGTCTATGGGGTGTTTAAAAGATATGTCACATGAACAAAATAAATGGCTTAAGGGTAGATTGCACAACTGGGGTCATGCATTTGCTGTTGTAGATTGGTACAACAATGGTGAATTTAAAGTAGAAGTAGTGGAAATAATAGATGGTAAAACATCTTTATGGGGAGAGATAATAGATGGGAATATATAATACATCAACTGGTAAAGGACAAGAATTTAAAGGAACATCTATAAACGATAGTAGAAGAAAGTATAGTTTAAAAACAAAGTCTAAAAAGAAAGTGAAAGCTGTAACTATGGATGAAATTACTAGAGGTAATGTATTCTGTACACAACTTAGGAAAAAAGCAAATGCCTAAGAAAACAATTAACATTACAAACTTTAGTGGTGGTCTTAATAACAATACATCACCAAGAGATTTAGTAGATAACGAATTTCAATTACTATTGAATTTAGATAATGAAGTACCTGGTAAAATTAAATTAATAGGTAATGCAGCTGAAAATTTAACAGCTAATGCTTTAGATGCTCTTAATTCTGTAAACTATGGAAATGGTATACATAATACAAACTTTGATAGAAATCTTAGCGGTGCTGAAACTGTATCTGAAACAGAATACTTATTCATACATGATAAACCAAATACAAAAGTTGTTGCTTTAGATTTATCTGGAGGAGGACATGCTTTAGAGTCATCTGCTTTTGATATAGACTATGGTAGTGATAATGCTTTGTTAAATATGTATACTATTGATGGTGTAGTTAGAGTAGTTCCTCACTATGGTAGTGAAAATAATAAAGCAAAGACTTTAGCATATTACAAATATTCAAGAACATTAGGAACTAACACTACAGAATCTATTAGAAATGTTTTAAGTACAGGTACATACAAGGTTGTAGATATGTTTGTAGCACCTATTCGTGGTGGTAGTTCAGCTGCTCCATATAGTTATGATGTAAATGCTTTGTATAATCATGCTACTCCAGATTCTAACAATCAAAATATTAATTTATTTAAACCAGAGTTTGGTAGTGAAGTTTATATGCCAAGAGCAAATACGTTATCAGCTATAAGTGGAACAGAGTTTTCATTTCAAAGTATGAGTAATTGGTTAGAATTAGAATTAGATAATTATGAAACTTTTTCTAGCAATGCTTATGATGTTAATGGAGATGGTTCTATGGCATTTTTAGCGTACTTTCCTAATAACAATAATGATGATAATGATTCTACGATTACATTAACACAGGAAAGTAGATATGGTTTTTGGGCTACTAAGGTTTATAAAAATTATAATACTACATCAGAGCAAGAATCTAATACAACATTTTTAGGTATTGCACCACAACATGGAAGTTCTGATAATATACAACAAAAATTAAGATTTGCTTTAATTGGAAGAATGGGAGATAAAGCTCATAACTATTGTGGTTTTAAAATATACTGGGGATTAATAAATGATTTTGTAGAAGGGGAAGACAGACATACTGGATCAGTATCTGCAAAATATTTATTTTGTGAAGTTGATTTTGAAGAAGGAATAAGAATGGCTGGTAGTAATGACTATAGTGCCTTTGGTGTTATAGAAGCAAATAGTAAAAATAATTTTATGTTTCCTACTAATTTTTTTGCAAATGCTACAGATACCACAGGAGATGGTAAAGTAGTAACAAGTTTATCAACAGCAGAACCTTTTATAAATGATGATACATCTGTTATAGGTAGAGCTAACACAGGATTTAAAACACACACAGTAATGAATAGAAGATTGTATGTTGGTAATGTTCAGTATTATGATAAAGATAATAACCTTGTTACTAAATCTGATAGAGTATTAAAGTCTAGAACTGGTAAGTTTGATATAATACCAGAAACTTCTTTTATAGATGTAGAAGTTGAAGATGGTGATAGCATTATTAGGCTAGAGTCATTAGGTAGTAAGTTGTTACAATTTAAAAAACGTAATTTATTTATTATAAATACAAGTAGAAATATAGAATTTTTAGAAGCAGCATACGACTATAAAGGTTGTGAAAAAGAATATCATGTAACAAAAGGTGAAGGATTTGTAGCTTGGTTTAATAAATACGGAGCTTTTCTTTACACAGGAAAAAGAATTGTTGATATTACTTTAGGTAAAAATGGACAACCAAAGTTTGATGATTGGGGAGAAAAATACTATCATGATAATAATGTTATAGGATATATACCTAAAACAAAACAAATATATATTAGAAGCAAACAAACTGTAAATGTTAATAGTTTTCCTGCTAATATATTATTATATGATATTAAGTCTGAGTCATGGACAACTGGTGATGTAGCAACAACAAATGATATTACTAATATTATTACAAGAGAAAATGGTGATCTAAATTGGATGGAGGTAGTATCTGGTGATGGTGAATTAAAAAAATGGAGTAACACTCCTTTAACTTTTACAAAAACAGGAGTTATAATGAAGTCTAAAGAGTTTGATTTTGGTACTCCTATGGTAAATAAAAACATTAATACTATTTATATAAATTGTAAACAAACAGCTAACATAACATTACAGGGATTTGGCACAAAAAGAGACAATACACCATTAGATTTAACTGATATTGGTGCATTAACAAACACTACAAATACCTTTAAAACGATTAAATTGGTCCTTCCTGACACTTTTAAGAACTTAGTGAGCTTTGGTATAGCCTTAAAGAGTACAGGGGCCGTAAACGCTGGATTTGAAGTTAATGATATACAGATTGTATACAGAGATAAGGTATATAGGTAATGGAAAAACAAACATTAATAGAATCATTAAGTGAATTAAAAGATTTAGATAGAGAAGTTGACAATGTTAAACAACAATTTACTACACATATAACTTCTAAAAAAACTAAACCTAATAATTTTGAAGGTTCAGATGGAGATAGATTGGTAGTAAAAGAACAAGACGAACATTATCTTTATATAAAAGTAGAGAATAGATGGATGAAAACAAAATTGGAGGAAATATGAGTATATATCAAGCAAAAAATGCTATGACAGAGTTTAATCAGTTTGGAAAACGTCAAGCAGTAAAAGATCAATTTGCTCAAGTAAGTGGACCTGGAGCTGGTTTAATGGATGTTGTTGGAGGAATAAGTGCAATGACTGGATTGCATGGAATGGTAACTGGCGTTCAAAACTTTTTAATGACACCAGAACAAAGGTTTCAAAAAGGACTAGATACTGTTGCAAAAAATGCTGAGACTATAAATAACTTTGTTGATAAGATACCTGCAGATCAATTAGAGTCTATAAGAAAAATGTATGGCTATGATAAGAGCAATCAGTTTTCAGCTGCGAGAAGATTTTTATTTAGTTTAGATAAGTCAACTAATAAAATAAGAACAGATGCAGGAATACCTATACCAGATGAAAATTTTGTTAATATATTTTTACAAGGTGTAGAAAATTTTATACCAGAAGAATATTTTAATGCAGGTAATTTATGATAGTGCCTAACGATATTAGTTTTAGACAAAAACTTTACGACCATATTAAGTTGCGTGAAGGTTATAAGAATGTAGTATACTTAGATACATTGGGTAAACCTACTGGTGGCATAGGACATTTATTATCTTCTGAAGAAAAAAAAATATATCCAGTAGGGTGTTTATTAAAAGAGTCTATTATTAGAGAGTGGTATGATAATGATATACAGAAATCATTAGATGCTTGTAATGATCAATGTAAAATACTAAATATACATGATGTTGATTTCAAAATAGCTTTAACATCTGTAAACTTTCAACTTGGTACTAAGTGGTTTAGAAAGTTTCCATCAGCATGGAAAGCATTGTGTCATAAGGAGTATGATAAAGCAATAGATGAAATTATGTATGCTAACAAAGAAGAAGAAAGATACTCTAGATGGTACAAGCAAACACCAGTAAGAGTAAAAGATTTTGTAGAGGCAATAGAGAATATTAAGGAGAATGTATAATGGCACAAGGTAAAAAGAAAGGTTCAGCACAAGATTTAATGCTACCTTTTTTATCTGAAAAAAAGATAATGGGAAGCGATGGTGGTAATCCTACGCCTAATCCAGATTTTGTTAGAGCAATGCAAGCACAACAAGACAGTTTAGATCAGGCAGAAGAAATGAGACGTATGGGGCAAAATGAATTACAAGGTACTCCTAATACTCGTGATCCTTATTTTGATAAAGAAATGAAAAAACAAAATGCTTTACAACTTGAAAGAGATTTTAAAAAAAGAAAACAATTAGAAAAAATGAAAGAACCTATATCTATGAATAATAATATGATTCAAATGAGAATAAATAAACAAGAAGCTTCAAAAAGATATGCATATAGTTTTGGACTGCCTCAAGTTATGGATTTATTAGGTATGGAGTTTGTATCTTTTGATGAAAGAGGGGAGGAGATTATATAATGACTGATTATAATGATGATTTGCAATATAGAATGCCTAGTTTTAATGCTGCACAATTTTTTGGATCAAGTAGTATGGGTAGCAATATAGGTTCTGCATCTGGATTTGGTTCTCGTTTTGCTAACATGGGAAGTAGAATAACTCCTGCAATGCCTAGACTTGGTGGTGCTATGGGTAAGTTTGGTGGTAAACTTGCTGGAGCAGCAGCAGCTAATCCTTTGGGATTTGCATTAGGAGCTATAGGTTTAGTTGGCGGTTTTTTTGCAGCAAGAAAAGCAAGACGTAGAAGAAGGAAAATGCTTAGAGAAAGAAAACAAAAAGCATTAGAGGCTGAACAAAGATTAGTAGAAGCAGCTGGAGGAGTAAGAGAAGATTTTGGAGTTCAAAGAGATTTTCTTGGTCAGTCTGTTGGTTTTAGACAAGAAGCTGCTGTAGACAATTTTGAGAGAGTAAGAGAAAGAGCTCAGTATAATTTAGGTGCTACTAATTTAGCTGGCTCTGGAGCTGTAGATACAACTATGGCACAGTTAGATGACAGGTTTGCTATGAGTGCAGATAACTTGCAACTACAAGAACAGCAAGCACAATTTAGACTAGACCAGTCTGAAGAAAGTCAATTAAGAAGTATACAGAATAATTTATTAGAGTTATCTCAGTATACTGGTAGTAAGATTAACGTATTAGATAATGTATAGGAGATAGAAATGTCATATAGTAAATCATTGATAGACTCTTTAATAATGTTTGGACAAGTAGGAAGAAATACAGTAGATTATTTTACTAAAGATGATATTGATCCAACAGCAGCTGCTAAAGAGGTTATACTAGCACAATTAAAGGGTGAAGCAGAAGTAGCTAATAAAATTACTAACGCTGCAATACAAATTGGAATATCTGATTATCAATCAGTTCAGCAAGAAGCTGCAGCTATAAGAGCAGAAGATAGAGCAGATACAAGAGCACAAGCAGCAGAAGATAGAGCTTTGGAAGATTATGGAACACAACTTGGAATAGAAGATAAATTTGCACAGAAAAAAGAAACTAGAGCAGAAAAATTAGCAGATAAAAGACTTTTAGAAGAAGCAGGAATAACAGTAGGTTCTGTTGCAGTTCCTGATTTAATGGACAATCCTGCATTTGCAGCATTTTCAACAGGTAGAGCTGGTATACTTAGAGGTGGAGGTATGATCTTTGGACCTAAGATAGGTAATGCCGAAGATGCTGTAATGCAACAAGTAAAAGCAGTAACAGATGGTTATTCTAATGCTCAAGATAGTTTTCAAAGAATGCTTATGAAAAAAGAAGTATTAGGTGATAATGCTGCATTTGATATAGCTGCTAATGGTATAATGAAAGACATTAATTTATTAAAGTCTAATAAAGAACAAATTAAAAACTTCTCTAGTGCAGGTCAAAGACAGATGAAAGATGAATTGATTATGATAGATAATACTATCAAAGAGTTAGAAGGTTATTTCAAACAATTAACTGACTAATGAAATTAAACAATCGATTATTAAAACAAACCATTAGGGAACTTGAAGTTGGTCTTATAAATCAAGAAAGGTTTTTACAAAAACTTGATACTATATATAAAGCAAACCCTACATCTTTTACCGAAGAAGAAGTAGATTATATAGAAAAACAATTTAAAAAAACTGGTGTTGATTTTAACAGAGATTTAAAGGTTGCTGATGCTAATCTTATAAGTACTGCTAATCAATTTGTATCTGGACTTGTTGAAGGTTTTACAACTCTTGGTTGGTCAGATGAACCTGATACATCTATAGAATCTATAGCTAATAAAGTAGGACACCTTGTTGGTTTTGCTCCTGATGTTATTGCAAGTGCACTATCTATGGGCCAGTATATACCAGTAGCTGTAGCTAAACGTGCTAGTTTAAAAGCAGCTGGTGGTGTAACAAAAGGCTTACGTGCTGCTGGTGAAGCGGCTCCTCCTGCATTTAGAAAAGAAATAGGTACAGATACCTTTGCTTTACAATCAATACCAATGAAGGTAGCTGATAAAGTTATAGAGCAGGCTAAGGCATCTTTTGGAGATGCAGGTGTATTAAAGGACGGCTTTCTTGCTAAGGGTATATTAAAAAGTCCAAGGTTTAGAGATATAGGAGAGCAGGCTGCACACTTAGGTATAGCTATGGGTGTAAGTAGTTGGACAGAAGGTGCTAAAGGTGCAGCAGATGCAGCTATACATGGTGCTATAGCTGGTGGTATGTTTGGAACTATTGGTAATTATGTAAATGTAGCACGTATATATGCTAATCCTAAGACAAGAAAACTTGGTGAAAATATTATTCGTAGAAAAGCTGATGAGTTAGCAGCAGAAGATAGAACTTTAGAAGGAATCAATATGGCTATTAAAGGTGCTATTGGTTCTGGATTACAAGGTGGTATGGCTACTGCACAAAATTTACCTGTACCAGAACAGGTATATGAATATTTATTAGGTGCTTTCTTTGGTGCTACTGCTAGAGATGCAGGATTTATACAAAGAATTAAGTATCTAAATAAAAACTCAGAACGTTTTCGTTCATTAGAAAAAACAGAACAAACTTTAACAAGAGAACTTGAAGCTGATCCAGAGTTTTTAGCATTACCTAAATTTGATAGAGACTATGTAAAGAGTAGAATACCATTAATACAACAACAGGTATTTGACAGAGATGTTTCTATTACTAAAGTTGTTATACCTGAAGTAAAAGCTATATTAGATGAAAAAGGTATTACAAGACCTACTCGTGAACAGTGGGAGCAAATTAAAGCTGAAGTAGAACAAACTAAAATAGCAGAAGCATTAGAAAGTGTTGAGAATATAGCAGTAATAAGTGATAAAGATAAAAGTGGATTAGAAGCATTTAAGAGAGAAATAAAAGAAAACTTAGGAATGGATTTAGCTGACCTAGTAAATTTAACTTCTAAGGATTTAAATGAACCAGCTATTAGTAATCCACAGATAAAAACTTTAGTAGAAAAACTTAGGTCTATGAATATATCTACAAGTCAAGACCAGTTGTTAGTTGATATAGGTAGACTTGCTGTAGAGACTGAGTACAATTTACCTAAATTTAAAGAGGCTTTAAAAGAAAAATATCCTGAGCAAATAAAAGATGGAAAAGTTTTTTTCAAAGAAGTTAATGAATCGTTATTAGGTTCATATTTAAAACTTAAAAAAAATGTACAAATAAGAGAAGATTATGAGATAGATTTTAGTAGTGGTCAACCAGTTGTTACAAGACAACCTATGAGAGATATAGGAGATAAACCAGTTGGTGCTCCAAGACAAAAAAGTAAATACAATGAACATATAGGAAATGGCAGAAGAGTACGTATTATTGTTAGACAAGCTTATATACAAGAAAAACTTCATAAGTTTGGTCTATTAATAAAGGACGGAGGTTTAGTAGAAGTACCTATATTTGGTAGAAAGAAAATTTTAGATTTTTCTGACAATGATATTACAATAGGTTCAGGTAAAAATAAAAAAGTATTATATCAAAAGTTTGAATATTTTCTTAAAGACGCTATGTTAAATGATTTAAATGCTTCTGCTAGAGAACAAGGATATTATATATATGGTGGTGCTAAAGATACTGGAGAGATTATATTACACAAACGTCCATTTACAGACACAGAAATTACCACTGCTTTACAAAAACAATTATTAAGAGATAATAAATTATTTACACAGGATAAATTAACAGATGTGCAAGCAGAAGATTATGCAAGTAATATTTATTATTCTTTGTTAGATGCTGGCTATATAAAAGCTAATGAACCAATAACTTATGACAAATTAAATGATGGATTAAAAAAGTTTAGACAGAATCCTTTATTTGAAACTGTACAAAAATTTAATAAATACAATAGTTTAGCTCAAGGTCAAGAAGTAAAATTGGAGTCTGTAGATTACAAAGGTAAACTAGATGATAATGGAGAGTGGAAAGTTGTACAGATAGAAGACATACCTTCTACATTTAAAGTAGATGGAGAGCCTTCTAAGAGTGCTATAGATGCTGTTGTATATATAAGAAAAGAAATATTTGATGCTATTTCTGATGCTAATTATAGAGATCCAGATAGTGGATTTTTAAAACTTGTAGGATTTAAAGCTCCTAGAGAAGGAACTGGTACTATATTATTTAAAACTGGTACATTTAGAGCTACTACTGCAATGGATAAGTTTATGAAAGCTAATAATATAGATATTATTACTGCTGAATCTGCAACAAAAACAATGTTAGGTATTAAAAAACATAAACTAGAATGGAATAATAATACTAAAGAATACTCTATAAAAGATAACATAGAATCATTTGGTATAAAACCAGAAGAATTATATTTGAATTATGGTGTTTATGAAAACCCTAACAAACTTTATAATGGTTTATTAATTGCTAAACAAATGTTTGATAAACTCAACAAAGAGCAAATAGGTAAAGACTATGATAACTTTGTAGCTGATTATGATAGAATGATTGAATCTTCTGTTGTAGGTAATCCTGAAAAAACCAAAGCCTTTGAACAAGCTTTTGCAAAACAAGATTTAAGTTTAGAGTATAATATAGATACAATATCATTAGGTGCAATTAATAGAGTATTAGAGTCTGATCAAATAAAAACTCCTTTTGGTTTAAAATTATTAAGAAAAATATTAGAAAGAGGTCGTGAAGATTATCATCAAAATATACAAGAAGCTACTGATTTAATAGATGTTACTTTACAACAACTTGTTAAATATGATGTGCCAAATGCATTATTTAAAACTGGATATGATATTGGATCTGTAATTTATCCTCCATATTTATCTTTTATTAATAGAAGTTTAACAGAATATCGTCATAAAAGAGTAGTAAAACCTAGAGTAAATAATGCCGTAGAAGGTAAGTTAGGACCTGCTGATCCAGAAACTGCTACTGGATTACGTGATAATCAAATAAGATTAGGAGAAACTTTTAGAGATATGCCTATAATGGTTGGAAATGATCAGATAACTTTAGGAAAAGCTATTGATAGATTAAACGTTATAAAAAATGATATACAACAATTTGGTACAGAAATAAATCAATTAAGAGATGCTCTTACATTTTTAATTATGCGTAATCCTAATAGTGGTAATGGTGGTGTACGTGTTGTAGAGGTAGTTGGATTTACAGGTAGAAGAGGTATGAATGTTGTCACTACATCTAAAACAGATTATTACTTAGGTGGTGCAGATAAAGATGCTGACAGTGTATTTATGTATCAGAATATGCCTGAATCTTTTAAGAAAGTATTTAAGAAATATGAGAATGAATTAGCAGGTAAAAACAATGAAGATGCATTATCATTTGAAACTCCTCAAGGTAAAGAATGGCAAAGTTTAGTTGAACAATATCCAGATATTAAAGTATCTGAAGGTGGAGCAAATGGTACTAGAGCATTAGAAGATTTAATGAATAGTAATCTAAGAATTGATGTAGCTAGAAATGCACGTATTGGTAAAAAAAATATTGAGTATGTAGTATCTGGATTTAATCGTATGCAAATGGTAGCTGATATTATTCAACAAGATACCGCTATGGGAATACCAGAAATGAAACTGACTACATTTATTAAAGGTACAATGTTTCCTATTGGTTTAAAGTTAAAAACATCTGTGAGAGAGTTACAATTAGATACATATAGAGGTATTAATCTAATGGCAGACTCTGCAAACTTTACAAAAGTAGCAACCTACGATAAAATATTAGATACTTTTTGGTCTAAACATTTTGAAATTACAGGTAAGCCTGAAGTTCAAGGCAAAGAATTTGATATGTTTGAAAGATATAGCAATGAATACGAGTATGCTTTTAATAGAATTACAGAATTAAAGTCATTTAAAGATATACATTCTGTCGGATATAGAAATAAAAATGTAACAGATCCAACAATATCTACTACTATTGGAGAAAATTATTTAAAAACTTTTGGCTCACAAAATAGATTCTATTACCATATAGCAAAAGCTTTAGTTGATTATCCTAATTTTGTTATTAATCCTTTTAAATTTTATGCTAAAGAATTTAAAGACTTTGCTGCTACTGATGTAGCAAAAGCATTAATATTAAGATATAGAGAACTTGTAGTTGATCATCCATTGTTGCAAAGGTTTGGTTTAACTGATAATTATAACTCTCAACTAGAAGCTAAGGATACATTAAATTTAATTATTAATGAACCAGGATTATTGCATCAAAAAGTTTTTGAATACCAAGGTATATTTAGAAGTTTAAAAATGTCTGAACAATTTATTAGAGATATACAACAGAAAAAACCTAATGAATATGGATCTGAAACTGCTGAAATGATTGTAAAAGATATTATAGATCAAACATTTATGATAAAATCTTTATTTGATAGAGGAAATAACTTAAGTTTTCCTGGCAAAAAACATTTAGAATTATCTGGTAATGATGTAAATACATTAATTAGAAGAATAAAATTAAACTTTAAAGATAAGTATCCTACTATCTATAAAGATATAGAACCTATTATAGAAACATGGTTATTATCAAGTCCATTGAAAGGACCTACTACTGATATACAAAAACTTGCATTGTTAGATATAGAAAAAGAAAATTCTAATATTAGTAAGTTTATAAAAGATGGTGATAGATTAAATAATGAAGACTATTCAAGAGCTTTGTATTTTAAAAATTTAGCATTAACAAAATATAGACCTAACGTAGATAATATATCTAGCTATATAGCTATAAGTGATAGAGGTAGACAAAGTTTCTTTTCTGATATGCGTCAAATGTTAGAGTCTAATGGTCAAAGAGTTGGAGAAAAACTATCTCAAAAACTTATAGATAATGATGCAATTAAGTTTGAAGAGCAGTTTAAAACAACATTTAGTATTGAAGCATTTGATAGATCTTTATCAGAAAATACTGTATATCAAAATAATTTTGAAATAGTAGAAGATAGAGTAAAATTTAATTTCTTTGGTAATAAAGATAAGATAGTTGATACAATAATAGAAGATGCTCCTAGCTTAAAAACTAAACAAGAAAATTTAGATGGATATATAGGAGAACTTATACCTCAGTTTGAATATTTATTTAGAGTAGAATCTGATAAGAATGCTATCTTAACAGACAAAGCTAGTAAAGAAATTAAAAAACTTAGAGAAATATTGTTTCAAAATCCAGACACTATAATGAGATTAGAAGAAATGTTTATGGAATTAACATACAATCAAACTGGTGTTCAAAGAAGATTAGAGACTATGACCACAGAAGATCTTGTTATGTTTAATAAAAGTTTAGAAATGTTGTTAAGTAAAAAGACAGCATTTCAAAAACAAAGAGAAGCTGTTAGAAAGCCTAGTGCTATTGATCAGACGTTAGGATATGGACAGGCTGCTAAATATTTATTTAATTTAGATAGATTTGAGATAGAGACTAATGCTAGACCTACATTAGATAAAAATGGAAAAATATCTAAAAAAAGAATATCTATACCTGTTACTACTCTTGAAGCAGGTAGAGTAGCTATAGATAAATTTGATACATATCAAAAGATTATTTATAAACTACAACAAGATAAAGTTGATGGTGTATATTATTATTTTAATACCACTGATAAATTAATGGCAGAACATAGAGACTTGTTGTTTCAAGCTGCTGTAAATAAAATAGAATACAATCCAGGACCTGATGGTAAACCAAGGTTTCCTACGCAAGTTGGTGGTGAGGGGGAAAGAACTTACATTGTAGAATCTTATTTAGATACTCAATCAGCAATTAAAAAACTAGAAGATAGTGGAGTTGTATTTAATATACCACAAGGTAATATAGATGGTACATTAACACCTATAAAACCTCAACAATTTGTAGATAGAATTGCATCTGATACATCTAAATTATTACAAAGTATTAAGAATACATACATAAAAACAAATGTAAAACAGTTATCTAAAACATTAGTAGATCTACAAAAAGTTAAAGGACTTTCATATGGCACTAATAAAGATGGTGCGTTTGTAGTAGAAGGGGTGTTTAAAGGCTCACAAACAAAAGACCTAGACTCACGTAACCTTGAACAAACTTTCTTGCAAGAAACAGGCATTATAAATGAAAATAGGGTGTCATTGTTATATAAAGATATGATGAACAGAAATGTAACTGACAGAGAATATATTGGTAAATATCTTATGAGTGTTAATGATTATAGATTTATCAAATTCCATATGGAGTTGAGAGATAGAATACAATTTTTATTAGAACCAAAAGGCATTAATGTAAGTAAACCTAAGGGTAAAGTATCTCAAAAAGGTTCACAAGCTTACATTGTAAAACAGACAGTATTAAAAGAGTTAGCAAAAACTAAAGGTGAGTATACTAAATATTATGTTGGTGATATTGTAGAAGGTTATTTTCCTAGGTTAGGACATGGTAGATATCAGGCTAATCAAGAAAAACTTGCAGAGTGGATTAAAGATAATGTTGAAGTTAAGTTTAACAGAGCATTACAAGATAAAAAGTTATTACCAACTTACCTACAAGCAAAGATGGACATAGATGGTGTAAGTCATATGGAGGCAGCTCTTACATATAAAAGAGATTTAAAAGCAGGTTTTGAAAGAATGATAGGTGTTTCTATAACTAATGGTCAAGCAGCTGCTGAAAGACAAATAACTGATTTAATGGAAAGACCAAATCTTGATGGATTTATTGGTGATTATGCAGCTAGCATGACTAAAAATAGAGGTGAAACGTTTATGCCTTTTTATCAAAAAGATATTGATGCTGTACGTTTTTATACAAGTGGATTGTTTAAGATGTGGTTTACAAATCTTGCTGGATTAAGATCTGAAATATTGTTAAGAAACTTTGATAATGTTCATAAAGGTCAAGAATGGGCAGCTGATTGGTCAAACTATATGAGAGATTCTTTTACAAATATGATGGGTTTAAGTACATATCGTGCATTGAACTTGCATGGTATACAAAAAAAAGACCAAGAGTTCTTAAGACAATATATAAAAGATGGTTTGACTGGACCTAAAGAAGGTACTGGTAGATATAAAAAAGATTTGATTAAAGATTTTGATGCAGCTATTGATGTTATGCCCCATGAACAGATGTTGATATTTAAAAGAAATAATAGAAATGTTGAAAAGACTAAAGCAGAAATTAAAGCATTAAGACTTTCAAGAGCTAATAAGTTAGTAGAAAGAGTAAACTCTACTGGTAAGTATGGATCATTGTATCATCTAACAAGTGATGAAGTAGCAGTTAGATTCTTTAATAAGCTAGACAGAGCCTTTGGTGGTAAATTATTTGGTCCTTTACCTACTAATTCTAAAGATAGACAATTTGCTATTATGCAACGTGTAAGACAGTTGAGTGACCTAGAAGGTAAGTTTGAGCTATTATCATTATTATCACACCCTAAAACAGCTATTACTAACTTATATGGTGGTACTGTTAATACGATATCTGATACAGGTTGGTCAGCATTTAGGAAAGCAAATGATTCTGAGTGGATGATACAGAACTTATTTGGTGGAGGTAAAGCAGAGTTTTCTGTAGTAGGACCAGATGGTAGAGTACAAAAGGTTCAGATTAATAGTATGAAAAGAATTTTTGAATGGATGGAAACTATTGGGGTATATGATCAGATGTTCTTAGATCTTGTATCTCTTGATAAAAACTTTGGTAGACAGGGTGTAAAAAAGTTTTGGATTGAATTTATATCACGTATGAATAAATCTTATAAAGAAGGCAGAATAACTTCTAAAGAGCTGCACGACATTGAATCTAAAAGAACTTTAAGAGAAACAGCAGAATATTTAAAAGTAGAAATACCTGTTGTTGAAGCTGGTGCTTTACCAATGAAATGGTCGGAACGTAAACTACGTGGTACCGCATTTTTAGCTAACTATATTAATATGAGAACTATTTTAGGTGAGAAAATTTTTGATGGAATACCATTTAATAGTCCAGTTATTACAGACTTTGCTATGAAAGGTGTTAAAGCATCTCAGTTTATGTATCAGGCTACATTCAGGCCTAACTTTGCTAATACATCTTTAGGTCGTGTATTAACCAGATTCCAACCATATGCATGGAATAGTATTGGTAGACGTATACAGATCACAAAAGATGCTAAGCTTGAAGGTTGGAAAAGAGATACATTGTCTCAAAAGAAATTTGAAAGACAACTAACTCTAGATTTAATGGCATTAGCACTTGGTAATATATTTATTGCTAGTATTTTTGAATATGCATTATCACCACCTATGAACTGGTTACAAGATACATCTGCATTATTGTTTGGTGATGAAAAAGAAAGAGAACGTGCATTCTTTAGTTCATATCCTTCTCAATATTTAGCACCATTACAGATCGTAACACCACCTATTGCTAGATTTGTATTGTCTCCTATCACTGCTATATTAAATGGTGATATGGAAAACTTTTATAAATATCAAGTTGCTACATACTTTCCTTTTGGTAGACTATTCAGAGACTTAAAAAAGACGTATGATAGTCCTGCTATGGCAGTAGATTTTATGACTGGATTGCCATTAAGAAGATTACATTCAATTAGACGTAATCAAATGGAACAACAAGCTGCTATAGAAGAAGAACTTGATACAATCCCAGAAGATTAATTCTTTTTTTTTATCGGTGGCTAATATTTTTTCCCCCCTTTTTTTTGTTATTATTAGTTTGCCAACCAATTTTTATTTGCTTACAAAGGTAATACAGGGTTTAATACCTGCCCAACTCCTTTTAAGCTGTATTATAAAGAGGGGAAAAATAAGTGATGGAGACGACAAGTGAGTTAAAATCGTCCCCATCTTCACACATAGGAGTATATGATATTACAGTTCGTTTACACGATCTAGTAATTCTTCTAATATGATCATCTCTTGTTTAGATACAAATGGTGCTTTTTTATAATTAACTAAAGCTGCTTTTACTAACAGTACTTCAGCTGGATTATAGAATAACAAAACTAATTCTGTATCTACATGCATAGTTGTTATATTATTACTCATAGCTGCCACTCCCATTAACATAACCTTCTGTACTATCTACGCTATCTTCTGATTCTCTTATTTGTTTGTTATGTTTATTTTTTAACTCTTCTTCAAGAGCTGTTATAATTTTCTGAGCTAACTTAATTATTATAGTAGCTTCATCTTTATTCATTTCAATCATCATGATTGTCCCTTTCTATTTTAATTAATCTTAACCATTCAGTTAGTGGTATTACAACTAACGCTTCTTTTCTATCCATACGTGTAACAACAATATCAACATCATCGCCATGATTATCTGGATAAAGCCACTCTGCTATACGTTTTCTACGTTTAGCTTGAATGCAATAATCTTCTACTATTACATCAACAACTTCTGATTTACCTAGTGATCTACCATCAGAGGCATAGGCCCTCTTTGCAGAGAGCCCAGCATCTTTAGCTGCATTTACAACTTCACGTTCAAGGTTGTTTCCACGAACTTTGTTTTTATGCGTCATACATTTCACCAAAGTTTATTTTAGTATCCCATTTATGTGCACCTAGAATAAGTTGATATTTTATACCAACTCCTAAGTAAATAGATATACTTTGTCCATGATTTTTGTTTAACATGCATCCTATACGGACAAAGTTAAAGAATTTAAAATCATAAACCTTTACGTTTAACTCGTTTGTACTTGAGTATTTGAATATATATTCCATATTATTTTCCTTTATATTTCTATACGTTTAAATGTCATAGTGCTTGGATTAAACTCAGTAACAAATTCTAACCTACCATCATCTCTTGATTTCTCAGACATAACAGTACGATATACTTCATTACGATTACCTTTAATCACAATTACTTTATCTGCTTTTTGTACCACATTAGATGAACCTTTCAAGGAATGTAATCCTATAGTACCTTGAGAAGCACTAGCTTTGTTTAAATGATGTATAGCAAAAATTAAAGTGTTATTACGTTGTGCAATCTGTTTGAGTGCATCTATAATAAAATTTTGTTTTTGTATATCACCATCAAACCTATCTACTTGCATTTCATCAGTAGTATCAACTACTAATACATTAGGTTCATATTGTGCTACAACCTTTTTAATTGCTTCGATCTCAGGAGCAATCACCATAATATTAAGATGATCTAACTTATCTTTCAAAGAAAACTCTGGATTATTTTTATATTGATTAATAACCCATTCACTTGTTTTCTCTTCAGCTATTTGTCCGAATCTTCTCCATATCAATATTTCATTCATCTCTAAAGATAAGAATAAAGTATCTTTTTTGGCTTTTGTCACTATATTTTGAACGAATGCAGTTTTACCCATACCAGTATCACCACTAAATATTACTAGTTCACCTGGTTTGAATACGTAATCAGGAGCACCATCAAATATGTCTTGTATATTAATACTCCTTGCTGTTAGATCGTTAGTTATGTATTGTTTAAATGTATCTTCTAACGAAGCAACATCTCTAATATCTAATACATAATCTTTACGTTTGAAATGAATACACTTTGGATCACAATACTCCATAAGTATTGCATCATCACAACCGTATATATATTGATTGTCATATACATTTGTAACAGTGCGTTCTATTTCAGATATATCTAACTCGTTTTGAGACCATTTTACTATGCCGTTTAATGCAACAATAAATGGTATTCCAGCTCTTTTCCAAGAACTTACCATACGCATCATATTTTTATTACGTGAACCTTGAGTTGGTCCTTCATTAAATATATGTTGCACACAAGTAACAACAGAATTAGTTTCACCACTTCTCATAGGTGTTAATTCAATATTTTTATTGATACTTGATATTATTGATGTTTGTAGATAAGGTTCTACAAAAGCACTTTCATCATTCATTGTTGCATAAAAGTTTGGTTTAGACTTAATATATTTAGTATACTCTTCTTTAGATGAAGCATATAAACATACATCATCATAAGATAAGTTCCATATATCTTCTAATGGTATCCAAACTTTATACAGCTTAGTCTTTTTATTTAACGACCAGTTTGATCTAATGATTCTTGTCTTGTCGTAAATATTATCACCAAAACTAAAATGTTTAGTAAACGTAGCTTTCACTTTATCATGCAACTTTTTATTTGGTTGAAAGCCAAATACGTTAAGTAACTCAATATGATAACCGCTACCACTAAACCAGATATTGATATGGCTACTGTCAATGCCAAAATCAAACAACTCATTACAAGTATGTTGTAAATAGCTTTGCATATTTTCTCCATCAATATCTCCTTTGTCTAAGTCTATAATAAACTTATCTGGATAAACAAGTCCATCATATCCTTTAACTGTTTTATGTTTAAGTAAATGATCACGAAATGTATTGTCAAACAAATAATATGATCTATACATTTCTTTTTTAAAAGCATTTGCTTTTTGTTTTGTTAAGTATTCAGTGTATGTACAAATTTTATTTCTTTTCTGTACACCACCTTCAACTACCTCTATTATCCTATTTTCCATCCTTTTACTTTCCCACTTTTATGTTCAACTTCTTCTAGTTTTATGCCATGCTTTCTTAAAGTATTACTTTCACGTATCTTTCTAAATGCTCTAGCATAAGTACTTGCAGTGTGTAATTTTTGATGTGCTAACCTACCATACAATGGTAGTGCACCTTCCAAATCATAACTATAAAAGATATCACTTCTTTTACCTTTGATACTTTTAATCCACGCAATAACTATTTCTTCAGCTGTCATTAAAAGGGTACTTCCTCACCTTTGAAGGTTTCTTTTGCAACTTCAACAATAGTTTCAGTCTCGGATGTAGACTTATCATAGTCTTTAGGATAACCTTTTGATATTTGTTGATTGAACCTAGATTCAAGTTGTTCTTTACTATCTGGATTAGATACAACTCCCCAAGTATTACGTTTGTATTTACCTGTAGATTTGTAACTAATACAAGATACTTTTTTATCAACTAATGATTCTAATGATTTAGTGTCTAGTATACCAGCATCACTTACATTAAGATCACATTTTGCTGCAACAAACAATGTATTAAGATCGTCTGGATAAGCCATACCTGTTACAACACCACTTGTATCTTTTTCAAAGTTTTGATTTACAAAACAAGTGTATGTATATCCATTATTATCATCAGTCAATTGAAGTTTTAAACTCATATCTGTATAAGGTGAGTCCATTACTTCAACATCAGTTATTGTAGTATCATTCACAAAATAATTACGAATGTTTTTACTACTGTTTTTGTATTTAGTACCTGTAATAGCCATTATTTACTATCCTCCATGTATTCGTTTGTCTTATCTGTAATAGCATCACGCATCATTTCATTATGAGATTCACAATGTGTTTGTAATGCGACTACAGCTCTTGTTGTGTCGATAAGGTTATATCCATATTCACCACCATTGAATGGTAATCTTAGTAATACAAAATCACCATGATCATTGCTGATAGATTCAATATCTCCTTCTTCTAAACCTACTATTCTATGCTCACTTGGCATCTTTTTTGTCTTTTCCGACATCCTTGCCCTCCTTAATCATTTGATTAAAGTATTGCATTGTAGCATTTACTCTAAGTTTAGTATCGAAATGTCCAGCAGTACGCTGTTCATTGTATCTTTTTATCATTGCTTCGTCTAAGTAAGGTGTAGCTTTCTTGAAACCAGCATCTAACTCTTCTAACATTTTTATTGTTACATGAGATTTCTTTTGTGCAGCTTTTGCATTATCCACTTCTTCTTTCGAAGCTATTGCGTATCCACCACCATATCCAGCAAAGGCTAATGCTCTACCGACTGCTGATGTTTCACAATTTTCTAGTGCTGATGTTTTGTTAACAAATCCAGTATTGTCACGTTCAGCTGCATGACCAGTGTAATATTGATCTGGATTGTTTTCTTTTGAAGGGTATACTGTAGCAGATATTAAGTATTCATTACATCTTTCACCTGTTGGTGTATCTGTTATATTGTTTACTGAAACTAATGTTGTTTCTATTGTAGCTTCAGGATATTCAGATAAGAATGCATCGATACGATCTTTGACTTCAGTATATTCTTTACCTTTGAACTTCATATTCAATTACCTTTCTTTTTCTTATTATTATTATGCTCTTTTGAGCCTACTAATATACTCCTAAGTATTGAATTTTACAAGTCTTTTTCGTAAATAAATTCACCATAATCACCACAACCATTACAATATGCAACCCATATGTCATCACATTGATCAGCATGTCCTTGTGGATTTGCACCTGTATTACATACTGTACATACTAATTGTCCTGGATCTTCATTGTGTATTTCTTTTATTTTATCATCAACTTTTTTCATCTTTTCATATAGTTCTTTATATTTATTATTAAATACTATATTATTTGGATTCAATTTACCTTCATGTTTTATTGACCATTTTTTTTCATTCATAACTACCATCCTTGCCTATCTCTTGGTGTTTGTTTATCAAACTTTTCTAACCAAGATTCTTTTTTTTCATTTATACGAAATGTTCCATACTTCTTATAATTAAAGAAATACCATGCTCCGTATCTTTTACGAAAGAGCTCTGCTGTTAGAGCTCTCTCTTTTGCCGTCATTGCTTTGCTTTTAGGCTTTATTACTTCTGTTTTCATAACACTCTCCTTCTCATTTTAACATGTATATATTTGATTTTCATTTTTAATATTAATTCATATGGTATTGAATGTTTCTCACATATAGCAACTTCATGCAAAGTTCCTATGTCTATACGCATACTTGGACCATATGGTTTTTGATCAGTTATTTCGTTTGCTGGATAACCTTGTGAAGCCATTAAAACTTTATCTGAATCATCTCTTATTAAACCTAATTGACACCATATTGTATTGTTGTGATATTTTTCCCAACATTGATGAAATGTAATTAAGTTTTCAAGTTGTATTGTAAAGTCTATATCCATGCTTTGGAACATTTCTTTGTAAGGCATTCTATGTTCCCAACTATTATGTTCTGATTGAGTTTCTTGAGTGTATATAAGTTCACTTATATATGCTTTCATTTCCTTTCCTTTTCTAATAGAGTGCGGGGACCAATGAGATTGATAGTGGATATAGAGAGGTATATAGCCCCCACACCAGTTAATATATTACTAATGTAAATCTAATGAACAAGTAACAAAGTTGAAAGAGAAATTTTTCATATAAGGTTCATCTTTCAGTATCTTTTTTACATTGTTGCATATCAAACTACCAGTCATATTACTACAATAACTAGTTGCTTTTTGATTACATGGAACATCATCTGCTATATCATCTGTATACCAAGTTTTCATATACTCTTTCAAAGTTGGTTGTTCAAATGTATATTGCTGATAATATTCTGCACCCATTCTACCGTCAATAAGTATCTCAGGTTTTTCTAAGTTTAGAATATTCTTTACTGCATCTAATCTTGAACTCATAGAATCAAATCCAAGAATAACTACATTACGAGGTTCTTGTAATATGTTTTCAAATTCACCATTATGAGTATTAATATAGGCATTTGGATTGATTGCTAAGAGTTTATCTTTCAATGCTTCTACTTTTGGTTTATTAATATCATTAGTATCATATATTGATACACCAATATTAGGGCTTTCAACACGATCCATATCATACAAATGGACCATATTAGCACCCATTCTTACCATAGTTGTAGCTGCGGCACTACCAATAGCACCGCAACCCAAGAAATGATAAGCATATTCATCAAAGTTATTAACTAACCCAGAATATCTCTCATTCATTTCACTTCTCCTTTCGCATTAATTATATTTACATTACCAGTCATATCAAAAGACCTTTCAAAATCTATTGATGTTTGTATATCTGGTTTATCACCACCTTTTGCATAAATATATTCATCTGCCATTAACAAATGAACACATTGCACAAGTTGTTCTTTATCTACTATAAGAACTCTAAGCTCACTTTGATCTCTACCAAGTTTTCTATTTAGATTTCCTACAGCTTTTCTGTATTTTGGATAATCAGAATCATTAAGATATTCTTGTAAGATAGTATCTAACTTTGCTTCAACATCTACTCTTTCTTCATCTGTTTTATCCGAAGCCCATATATTCATCTGATTAACATATCCACCATTATACATACTACTAAATGCATTATTTGTTTTCGTAGTCTGATATTTGTATGTTACAGGTTTAGGTTTTGAACATTTCTCTTCAACTTCATTGATAATATAATCTGGTATTTCAGTTTTATCACCTATTTCCATTTGAAGATCAGTTTGTGTACCAGTTCTCCAATCACATACTCTAAGAATATGTTCTTCTTTAAGATTAACAACAAGATTAAATGTATATTTACCTGTTATTGTTTTATGTTGATTAATAGCTGTATGGTCAGTTGGGGACCAGAAAACATCCATAGTGTGATGACTATGCCACCAGCACAACCAATATTCCTCTTTACCGTGTTGCACTTCCATTTTAACTGTATAATCACTAACAGCGTCTGCTGTTATCTCTGTATTACTAGCAGTAATTTCTTGTTCAAGTATTACTGGATTAGTAAATACAAACTTGTTATCAATTTCTTTAACAAGCATATATCCACCAATTTCTGACTTGTGCTCATCATAAGCATATCTGGAATAATTTTGTATAGTATCCCAGTCTTTCTGATTCATTATGAACTTACTCATTACTATCCTCTCTTTCGTTTAATATTCTACGTTCATATTGTATTGGTGATTCACCTGGTAATAATCCAGGAAAATCTACTCTGTTTAACTCGTATTCATATTCATCATCATCATAATCTAATTCATATGGATCTTCATCCTCTTGAAATGGAAGATCATTGTCTATTCTACTGTTTATTCTACTTTGCACCATATTGATTTCTTTTTCTAGTTCCTTTTTCACTTTCTGATTCATTTCCTCTAATTCAGTCCATTCAATATTGTCAACAAACTCTACCAGATTTTCCATATGTTTGTATAATCCATGACCAATAGTAATACATTGATCTTCATCTAATATTCTTTTAACTGCATCTACCAAAGCATATGTGTATTCTTGATAAGCAGTTATATGAACATCTTTGATGTTCTTGGTATCCTCAACATATGTATCATCATTTAGAAATCCATAAGTAGCAAGTCTACTTTGAAGTTCCATTATGATAAGACTGTTAGGTATCCAGTTAGGACGACTAAAGTCCCAACCAAATATTGCACGATATTGTTCTTGTGAATTACCAACTGAAACTACTGGTGATTCAGGTTCTTGCAACCAACCTTTACCCAACATAGCATAACCAGACTCTAGATATTTTCTCGTACCATACTGATCTACTTGACCAATATATTCGTGAGTTGGTTGAGACCAATAATTTCTGAAATGTCTATCACAATCAAAATCATTAAACAATTTTGAATGCATTCTACCTATATCAAAATCCGTATAATCTTTTATAAAATCAGATCTAATACGATTTTTTGGTAAAGTGTAGAAACTTTCTTGTAAGTTGTTTAGAGGTCTTGTATCGTGTATATCATATCTAATCCAATGTGATAATATATCCATAATAGATAAGAAATCTAGTCTTACAAATGCATCTCGAATATGTTGATCCATATTACCAAAACAAGTGCTTACTGCATTATGATTAACACCGAAAGCTGAAAAACTATTAGTGTCTGTTTCATAACTATGACCTTTACTAATGTATGGGAATGTTCTTTGTCCAGGACTATCACTTCCACACCAACCTGATAGTTCAGTAGGTCTACCAGAATATCTTGTCATACCATGACTTTCGTAAGATCTATTCAGATTTTGTCCTCTGAGATATCCGTCAATCATATTTCTATATTGATAATTGTTGCTGATATCGCTTGCTTTCAAATCATGAAATTTAGAAGTGTATAGTGCTTGAAACATTGCATAAAATGGTATTTCATAAAGAACAAATATATCGTCCATAAGTTTAATCTTACCATACGATTTTACTTTTCTTTGCTGTCCAAAACTACTATGCAATATTTCCATTTCAGGATCTTTGATATGTATAGCCATAGATAAATGTCCAGTAAGAAACTTTAGTAAGTTTATCTGAGACATTGACAACTGTTCATCCTCATCTAAATGAGAAGTATTTGGTTCCCAATATTTAAATATCATTGATATTTCCATATCATCTCTCAAAGAAAAGTAAGACTCTGCTTCTTTTGTTTTGTTCTGAAATATATCCATAACATTTTGCATATTTTCTGTTGCTGCTTCTACATCTTGATCAGTTGTTGCTTTTCTCACTCTCAACTCTCTCATCAGAGTATCAATATCTAAGAGTCTTTCTCTTAGTTGTCTGAGTTGATGTTGAGCTCTATCCATTCTATTGAATTTAGTTTCTAAGCTACCACCTTTATGTAGTTGCAACAATCTTTCAGATATTACTTCATTAACAATTTTCATATATCCAGGTTTCCACCTATATGTTCTTGTAAATGCTAGTGGTGGTAATGGTTCTACCATTGTTCTATTGCCACTAACATAAGTGTTTTGAGTAAAGTATCTGTTGAAGTCGTTAATCTTTCTCATCACTATATTCTTTGGACCTATAATCATTTCAGATGAAACATCAGATATGTCCATTTCTAAGTCATCCCATTCAACTTCTTTCCACATTTATATACTCCTTTCTTACCATTGGTGCTCTTGATACATCACCTTCTCTATCGATAAAGTATAAGTATCCACTTTCACGCAATATATTTGTATCAAGAACTTTCTCACTTCTCTTATCTATAGTTTTACGATACACATCACCATGTATGTTCAAGTAATATAGATAACCCTTTTCTTTATTAATACCGCATGTTTTCACTTTCTCAGCCATATTATTCTCTCCTTAAAGTTATGAGGGACAGCCGAAACTGCCCCTCTGTTGTTTTTATTATCCACCTTTAACCGTGTGCTCGTTAAATGCAATAATACATCTACCGTCAGTAGCACTAGTTCTGGTCAGTAAAGTCTGAAGATTAGCAGATGGTGATTCACCAGAAACTGCATTGTCTTCCCAGTTTACTTTGATCTTTGTATTAGACAAGTTAATTTGTTCATACAAACTAGGACTTGCGTCTCTAAGATAATCCACAAACTCTTGCACATTTCTGCACGCAAGTGCTCTTTCATCTCTTGCTTCTACAAAGCCAGTGTTATTTACATTATATAGAATCGCTTCTATCTGTGTTGAGTTACTCATTTTCATTTCCTTTCGGTTTTGAGTCATGAAATAAGGCTAACAATAAATAAAACACTGCCTTATACATGAACTCTTTTGCTATTTTAAGGTATTCATATGTTGTATTGCTATCAAGTTGAGTCTGTAAAACTGACTCTGCTTCAACATATATTGGCATATCAATACCTTCTTCTATTGCTTCTTGTAAATTGTCTCTGTTAACTTTAATACATTCTACAAGAGTTATAGGGATTTGTGCCTCGTGTTTAATTGCACCTTCCCTAAGTTTTTGTTTTGTAAGTGTAGCAAACTTAAACTTTGCCCACTCTTTCGATTCTGTAGCGGCTATTACCTTTTCATTAATTACTTCATTAAATGATTTCACCGCTCTATCGTATATCTCTTCATTGTTAAACATCATTTCTCCTTCTGATACTACTTATCATATTGTATTTTGTGTAATCCCAACCACCTTTTTCTAAATCAGCTACCAACTTATCTATATGTTTCTTTATTTCTATTGCTTGCTGGTAATCCATTTCACTTAGAATCGGATAGTAACTTCTTGTTTTTGTATTTGTGCAAGTCACATCTTTCCATACCAATATTGATATGAAACCAAATAGTATTGCTAATGATATATATCCTATCATAATATTTCCTTTCTTTGTTAAGGCAAGTGCGGCTATTAAGTAATCCCGTTCACCGCACTATTAGCCACCGATTTATCTAAACTGTTCAGACAAGTCTAAGAGTTTATCCTCTATCGCATCTTCTATAGTATCTAAATTATAGTCTATAATTTCTAATGCTCTATCATTTATTGACTTCGTAGCCTCATCTGTACTACATGATTGTTTTGCTACTTCATCTTCCACTAACTCTTTCATCTCTTTCTTACTGAACAGTTCTGTTTGTTTGTATTTACTCATCTCATATAGTTACTCCTTTCATATGTTATATTGCTTCGATCTGTTGTATTGAATGGTATATAATACGAACTATAAGTCGTATTGAATGGTTCTCAGAAAAAGAGAGAGTGCGACAACGATATGTCGCTTTCATTCAATTATTGTATTGTAGGGTATATAATATACAAGAGAAAAGGGCACCTACAACAAGTAAATGCCCTTAACAATATTAGAATGAATAAGCACTGCTAAATGTTAAACAAACCAAGTCTTTTGGTTTATTAGCGTCCTTACCATAATTAGAGATCGAACTATCAGTATAGTTAATGTTTTCAATACTGTCTTTTAACTTCATACCTTGCGTTTCTACAAGATTCTGAAATTTATCATCAGTTGACATATATTCCATTAAGGCAAGCATATGAACATATTTACCATTAACTTTCTTAGACAAATCGAAAGAATTATCATCAACTTTAACAATAGCCTTAACGACTGTGTCGCCTTTCTTAGCCAATTCATCTTTTTCATTAACACCTTTATTAGTCTTAAATAGACTAACACTACAAGGATTATCAGTATCTATAAGATGTTTTAAGAATCTTGCTTGTAGTTGTTCCGCTGTCATTACTTCTGTATTCATTATTAACTCACTTTCTCGCCAATAAGACGATGTTTTTTAACTAATTGATTGACAAAACTCAACCAAACTTATAAGAAAATATAAGCAAAAAGGTAGGTGGGCACTATATATAAGACCCACACACATTCTAGTTGCATTTTTTAAAAATGAGTTGTAAATTTTTTATTATGAAGATTCCGAAGAAGATGTTATTTGAAATGGTTATGCAAGGTAAGCTACAAAAATTTGATCATGACCAGGATTGTTGGATAAAAGTTTCATTTGATCCAGATAATGAAGAACATATTCAAATTAAAATGCAGCATTATGCTCAGGCTGAAATAGATTTTGTATTTGAAGCAATGCAGATGGGAGTTACAATATTTAGAGATTTGAACTAGTAATACTTATAGTATAAATACGCAAGTAAGTTGCTAAGTATTACTTAAAGTATACTAACGAAAAATGAGGATGTCAAGTAAAAAATGATCACAGGTAAAAAAAGTACTAAAAAACCTACTATTAAAGAAATGGCAGGTATGATTGGAGCCTTAATGGTTCAGATAGAACAGTTGAAGTTACAGATTTACAACGGTGATAAGGCCCTAGATGAATATATGGACATGAAAGGTGATAAAGAAGACTTTATAAAATTTTTAGAAAAAAAATATCCGTTAGATGATAAAGATAACAAGAAGACTGAAGGCAAATAACTTTGAAGAGGAAGACTATTATATCTATCCTCTGGAAGAATTTAAGGAAACTGGCAAGAAATATAAATATTGGAACAAGTGTACTCCAGGTGATTGGGGAATTAGTGATGATGATTATGTGGCTGAGTGTTTACAGCGTAACATTTACGGTACAAATGTTGAAATGGTGTTTCCATATGGTAGACAATGGGTATCAAAGACTGGTAAATTAGAGTTTGAGCCTCACTATTACAGTAAAAACTACAGTAATGTGTCTACAAAGAGCTATGCAGAGCTAGAATCTACTAGAGATAGGGCAGATTTAGCAATAGATGCGTTTTTAGCTTATAAAATGGCAGGTCAAACACCAGATATGGAGAAAATAGGTACGATTTACAGGCCTGATCAAAAAAATCCAGGACTTGCTGTAAAGAAATTACTAAAAACTAAAGAGGTTAAGAAGATTATGGCTGATAAGCTAAAAGAAATACTAGTTGAAAAAGAAATTGACGAAGGTTATGTATTAGATGTGATGAAAGATGCAGTAGATGTAGCTAAAGTAAAAGAAGATGCAGCTAATATGATACGTGCAGCTAAGGAGTTGTCTGTATTTTTAGATATGCAGCCTAAGAATAAACAGGTTACAGAATCTATAGAAATGGATATGTCTCATCAAATAGCTGATACGTATGATAAACAAACCAAAAAGTTAAAAGCAACACAAACGAGAATGTTAGATGAAGAAAACGATTAAGTTAAAAGGTAAGAAAGATGATATGACACTGTTTCTTACTGTACTTGCAGAAGTAGCAAAAGATTTTAAACTTACTTTAGTTATAAAAGATTAATGGATAAAAAGAAAATTTTATTAGAAATGCAACAAGATATGTTGTTATTTGGTCGTATGGTTATGCCTAATATGTTTAGTGAGAACTCACCAGGATTTCACTATGATATTGTAAAAGAACTAAAAAGTGATCATAAACAAATAAATATTATTGCACCTCGTGGACATGCTAAGTCTTCTATTGTTGCAGGTGTATACCCTTTGTGGCATTTGATGATGGATAAGGGTGTAAAGGTAATTGTACTTGTATCTAGAACACAATCACATGCTACAAAGTTAATGGGAACTATAAAAGATGTATTAGACTATTCTCAAGAGTTTAGATATTTTTTTGGATACTGGGGGCAGAACTCGGCAAGGAAGTGGACAAATACAGAAATAGAACTAAAGGATGGAAGCATTATTATATGCAAAGGAACAGGACAGCAAATTAGGGGAATCAAACATGGGAATCAAAGACCAACTTTACTTATACTGGATGATCCAGAAGACGAAGTTAATACAAAAACTTCAGAAGCTATGGAATATAACTTACGTTGGCTTTTACAATCTGGTGTTCCATCCTTGGACCCAATCCGTGGGAGGATATGTGTTATTGGTACTCCTCAACATGAAAGATGTATGGTTGAGACGTTAAAGGACATGAAAGGTTGGAAAAATTTACAGTTTAGCCCTGACCTAGAGAGTGGTCAAGCCTTATGGCCTGAAGTATGGCCCATAGACAAATTAAAAGAAAAGAAAGAAGAATTAGACAGTATTAACAGATTATCTGTGTTTTATAGAGAATATCTTTGTCAAATTGTAGGAGATGAAGATAATTTGTTTCGTGCAGAGGATATTTGTTACTATGATGGATATATAGAGCAAGATCAGCAGGGATTGTCGAATCTTGTGCTGACGAACGTAAATGGTGAGGAAGTACAGGATATTCGACCTGTAAACGTGTTTACTGGTGTCGATCCCGCATCTAGTACTAAGAAAGGAGCAGACTATAGTGTTATATTTAATATTGCTATTGATTCCGATAATAATCGCTGGGTATTACCATATTATAGAAAGAGAGCAACACCTTTAGATTTAGCTGATGCTATTATACACAACTTTAAAACTTACAAAAGTTCAAAGACTAGAATAGAATCTGTAGGTTATCAGGAAATGTTACGTCAATACATTAAAGAGAAAGCAGAAGAGATGGGTATGTTTATACCAGGTTTAGAGATTAAAGAGAACCCTAGAACTAGAAAATCTTACAGATTAGAGAGTCTGCAACCTATATTTGCTAATAAAAAAGTATTTATAAAAAAAGAAATGCAGGCTTTAGTAGATGAGCTAACTCTTTACCCTAGAGGCAAGCATGATGATTTGTTAGATGGATTCTATTATGCTAATAAGAATTGTTATAAACCTGCACATACATCTGAAAGTTTATATCTTGAAGAAGAAACGTATTTATTGGGTCCTAGAAAAAGTTGGAAAACTTTGTAAAAAAGACTTGACAAGTAAATCTAATTGATATTAAATTACTGATAAAATTTAAATGGATTACGACAAAGATAAGTATAAGCTAGATCTTAAGGATATTTTATCTAATTTGCAAGTAAAAATTCCAAAGGGATACATTGAGGTAAAAGTTGCCAAAAACAATACAAAAGAAGACATCAAGGACAAGAAAACAAAACAAGAAAGACAATAAAACTGTTTTTGGTTTTGATAATGGACGAATAGATGCATATACTATTCCTGAAGAAGTAGAGTTAACAAGAGAGATATTTACAGAATATAAAAGTTCAAGAGAACTTTGGGCACAAAAATTTCAAGAATCATTAGAGTTTAGAGCTGGAGCTCAATGGACTAACGAAGAACAAGAAGTACTAGAGTCTCGTGGTCAAGCACCAATCGTAGTAAATCGTATTCATCCTATTGTAGAAACAGCAAAATCTTTACTTACCTACAATTCACCACAATTTAGAGCAACAGCTAGAGAAGATTCAGATAGAGATACTGCAAAAGTATTTTCTGATTTATTTCAATACATATGGCAGACATCTAGTGGTGATGAAGAGTTGAAAAGAATTATAGATGATTATTATGTTGGTGGTATGGGAGTTATGCAGGTGTTTCAAGATCCTCAAGCTGACTTAGGTAAAGGAGAAGTTTGTTTAAAATCAATAAACCCTTTAGATGTTTACATAGATCCTAACTCAAAAGATATATACGCTAGAGATGCTGCACATATTTTAGTATGTAAGTACATGACAGATGAATATGCAGAGTTAGTATATCCTGACTATATGGATATTATAGAGCAATCAAATCCAGAACCTGATAACGATGATGATTATCCTGTAACAAATCTGGCAGCAACAGAAGGGCAAATGTTTTTTGGTGACGATGATACTACAATACACAATAAAAGAAAGTATACAGAACGTTATACAAAAACAATTATGCCTTATTTTAATATTTATGAACCTTTTTCTCAAAGAGAGTTTTTGTTTACACCATCAGAATATAGCAAGTATTTAAGCAAAAGTTATATTAAGGTAAGAAAAATTACAGGAGAAGAAGTAATTGTGTTTGAAGATGAGTCTGTATCTCAACTTTATGACATATTAATAGAAACAGGTGGAGTATTTCATTTTGAATTACCAGATCCAGAAATAGGTCCTGATGGTAGAATTATACCTAAACCTCCAGTGAGGGTAAACGGTAGAGAAGATGAAGATGGTATACCAGGCAGTACAACTACGTTAATACCTGTTTCTGTAGAAGAATTAATTGGTATGGAACAAATAAATGCTAATGCAATACAAAAAGCATGTATTGAGTTAGTTGTTAGTGTTGGAGATCATTTACTATACAAAAGAATGCTACCAACAGAAGATTACCCTATTATTCCATTAATGAATGTGCATCATCGTAATCCATATCCAGAATCTGATGTTAGGTTATATAGACCTTTACAAGAATATATAAATAAAATACGTTCATTAATTATAGCTCATGCTAGTACTAGTACTAACGTTAAACTTTTAATACCAAGAGGCTCTGCTGATCTTAATCAGATAGAACAAGAATGGAGTAAAGCTGGTACTAGCGTTATTGAGTTCGATGCTGAGTTAGGTGCACCGATTGTTGCTGGCCCAGTCCCACTACCAAATGAACTGTATAAAAATGAAGCTGATGCTAAATATGATTTAGAATACGGCTTTGGTATTTTTGAATTGATGCAGGGTAGTGGTAAAAGTGCACCATCAACATATAGAGGAACATTAGTAGTAGATGAATTTGGTCAGCGTAGAATTAAATCAAGAAGAGATGATATAGAAAAATTTTTAAATCAATGTGCTAAAGTTGCTATACCTTTGATTCAACAAATATATACAGAAGAAAAAGTTATACGTTTAATACAACCTAACGGTTTAGAGAAAGAAGAAATGATTAATGTATTTAAAGAAATGGAAGATGGTACAGTAGTTAAGTTTCATGATGTGGGTGTAGGAAGATATGATTTAGTTGTTGTATCTGGCTCTACATTACCTACAAATAGAATGGCACTATTAAATACATATATGCAAATGTTCCAAATGGGATTAATAGATCAAACAGAAGTATTGAAGAAGACAGAACTTGTAGATATTGAAGGAGTAATGCAACGTTCTGGACAAATACAACAAATGGCACAACAAATACAGATGTTACAACAAGAATTAAAGAAGACTCGTGGAGATCTTCAAACCGCTGAACGTGAAGAAGTACATGCTAAGAAACGTTTAGAGGTGGAAAAATTCAGTGGGGACTTAGATAAAATATCTAATCGTGCTGATATGGCAGCTAGCTTATATAAAGCTAGACTTAATGATGCAAAATCAAATCTGATAAACTCCGTTGCACCTGAGGAAGTAGATAACATGGAAGAAGAAAATGTTTTCGATATACTACCTGAGGAGATGGAGAGTTAGAGTAAGGAGAAAATATGCAAGAAGAAAAAAATATGGACAATACGCAAGAACAACAGGTAGAAAGTCAGACTGCAACTGAACCTACCACACAAGAAGATATTTTTAATGACATTTTTGGTCAACCAAATACTGATCAGTTTGTTGCAAAAGTTGAATCAGAACCAGAGACATCCATTGAAAGTGAACCTTCCGATGTTCAAAGTGTAGAAGATCCAAAGAGTGATGTTGACAGTTATAAATACTGGCAAAGTCAAGCAGATAAACGTGCAGCTGAAGTAGATTTATTGAAATCACAAGTTACAGAGCTAATGAAAGCTCAAACATCTACACCTGCAGAAGAGCCTAGAGAGGAAATAGCTCAAATAGAAAGACCTGTTAAACCTTCGAAGCCTGCTGACTATGATCATTCTGAGGCACTGGCTGATCCTGAAAGTGCGTCAGGTAAATATCTGGCAAAACAGGAACAGTATATGGAAAACTTAACAAACTATATGACTGATATTGAAGAAAAACAAACTAGACAACTTCAACTTCAAGAGGCTGAACAAAGAGTAGTTGTTAGAAATCAACAGGTTTCTTCTCAGTTGCAAAGTGATTATGGATTTAGTCCTCAAGAAGCAGATCAGTTTATAAATAATATGAGTAGTCCAGATTCATTGTCTTTAGATAATTTAGTTAAATTACATAAATTGAACACTGGTACTTTAGAACAACAGGCTCCTCAGCAGGTTGTACAACAAGTAACACCAGAAGCTCAATTAAAATCTAACATAATGACTCAAAGACAGGAAAAATTAAGTATACCTACGCCAATAGGTGTACAGCCAGGTGCTAATGTGCAGTCATCAAAAAGTGTGGAAGATAGAATGATGGATTCTATGATTGGTAATTACAAGAAAAAGAATCCGTTTGGAAATTAATTTAAGGAGAGATTAAGATGGCAAATGTATATAGCATGACACCAGGAGAAGCAGTTCAGGGTACTTCCATCAATGTTGATAGACGAATCTTCAACTTTGGTGAGAGAGTAGCTGAGTTAGCTCCTCAACAATCGCCTTTCTTCACATATTTGTCAAACGTATCTAAGGTGCCTACAGACGACCCTGTATTTAAATTCTTAGAGCAAAGACATCAATATCAAAGACGTAACTTCCAAGTACAAGTAGCAAAAACAACATCAGCACATTCAGGTTCTGATGCTAACTGGAATTTTGCTGCAGGTGCTGGATTTGACGTAGATGTTTTATATGACAAATTTGGTAGAGAGGTTTCAACAGCAGTTCAGCCGAACTTCTTGTTGGAAAATCAAATCGTAGCAATCGAATGTGAATACGATGCTAACGGTTCAGATGCTGGAGTTGGCAGTGAAACTGCTGCAATAGCATATTATAAAATCACAGCAGCACCTGACTTAAGTTCAGATGCAGCAGCTGCAAGATTAACTTTAGAGTTTATTTATGTAGCATATAAACCAACTGGTTCTAATGGAGCTACAGCAACTAACGCTGGAACTATTACACCAATTGCTTCAGGTTCTAAACTTATTTTTAGAGCAGATGCAGACGGTCAAGTAATTGGTTCAGCTTTTGCTGAAGGTTCTGAAGATCCAGAATCTTGGCACGATGAGTTCTACAACAGAGAAGGATACTGTCAGATCTTTAAGACTTCAGTACCTCTATTCTCTGGTACAGCTCTTGCAACAAGATATCGTGGAGTGAACAACGAATACATGAGAGTATATCAAGAAAAACTTATGGAACATAAGATGGATCTTGAGCACGCTATGTTATTTGGTATTGGAACAGATGACTCAACAGCAACTGGTCCAGTTCGTAGAACACATGGTATTGTACCTTACACTGAACGTTTTGGTAAAGTCAAAACATTTAGTTATAGTTCAGCTTCATACGATACTTTTATTGATGCAATGGAAGATGTATTCTCACCAGAATCTGGAAACAGTGGAGAGAAACTTGTTCTAGCATCTAGAAAAGTTATGTCATACTTCAACAAACTTGGTGGTTCTTCATTCCTAGGTAATACTATGGCGTTGAACTCACAGGTTGGTAGTGGTATGGATATTCAAAATGTACAAGGTGAATTTGGTCACTTAGTAACTAGAATATCAACATTATATGGTAATTTAAACCTTGTAATGGAACCTCTATTTAGAGGGCCGTATGAAAATACAGCAATTATGATTGATCTAAACAATGTAGCTTACAGACCATTAGTTGGTAATGGCGTATCAAGAGATACTCAAATTATTACTAATGTTCAAAGTCGTGACGTTGATGGAAGAAAAGACATGATTCTTACAGAAGCAGGTCTTGAAATTCAACTTCCTGAAACACACACTGTATTACAGTTTAGTTCATAATATAAATGGGGGAGTTGAAATATACTCCCCCTTAAAAGAGAGAGATAGAGATGATTAAAAATAATAAACCAATAAAAAAGATACAGTTAAAGAATTTATCAGATGCTAGAACTTTACTTACAAATTTAGGAAAAACTGCTTTGGTTGTAGGAACTCCTAGACTTAAACCTGTTGCTAATGTTATTACGGGAGCTAAAAATTTTATTGCAGGATCTATTAATGCTTATAAAGCAGGAAGAAGAGTAGAACAATTTAAAAGAAGTGGACAACATAGTTTTCAAAATTTATCACAAAAAGAAAAATTAATGAGAGAGTCTTCACCTATGACAAAAACGGAATATAATTTTCCTATTAGAAGACCTGCAATGGGAGATGAAGGTGCAAGAGATGTAATTGAAAGAGGTAAAGGTATTATAGGTAGAAAATCATTTAGAGATCCAAAATCTAATGTTGGTAGAGGTGGAGAAACTCCTAGTATGAATATGACTCAAATGGAACAACATATGAATAAAATGAGTGTAGGAGATTTAAGGAAAATGGGACAGTTTGAAAAGGCAATTTTAAAACAAAGAAAACCAAAAGTTAAGGGTTAATAATGAGTTTTAAAACACAGATAGAAGCAATAGTTGGTGATATAGATAGTCCAAATTATACATCAGAGGCTGAACTATATTTAGTAGAAGGTGTTAAGTTTATTACAAAAAGTTTAATGAACTTACCAGAAATAGCAAATCGCTTAACAAGTTCTACAACATTAAATAATTCACCTACAACTATGAGTACTGCATCAGTACTACAGATTGTAAGTGTTACTAGAAACGATGGTTCACGTGATAGAAAAGCAACTGAAATATTACCAGAAGATGTTGGAGACTATACAGATGTAAATAGTATTTATTATACTAGCAAGTTAGATCCAAAGTATTTTATAGCAAATGACACTTTAAATGTTATACCAACTCCTGCTAGCGGACAAAGTGCTTTGGTAAAGCATATAACTCCAGATACATCTGTTGGTTTAGGTGATACATTTATTGATAATTTTCCAGATGAATTAGAAAGAGGTGTTGTATTATATGCCTCTAGAGAATTATTAAGATATATTATGAATCAAATACGTAAACCTAATGTATCGGGTGCTGCAGAATTAACATCAGATTTAGAAGCAGGTGATATTGCAACAGATTCACATAAAAGAGATTATATAAAATATTTTGACATGTCTATGGATTTTATAGCAGATGAAGATGTAGAGTTAGCACAAACAATGATGCAGCAAATACAAACCTATTTACAAAATTATCAAGTTGATTTAAGTGCTGATACTCAATCTTATCAATGGTATGAAAGTCAGTATGTTAAAGTAACACAAGATTTATTAGCATTTTTAACATTATATATGGGACAGGAGGCAAGAAATGAAGTTGCAACAGATGATAGACCAAGTTAAAAAACATCATCCAGAACTTGGCACTAATGAAATAATTCATTTATTGAATCAAGCATCTGATGAGTTTTCTCAAAGAACTTTAGTTTTAGATGAAGCGACTCAATTTAATACAGTTGCTGACCAAAGATTTTATGGATTAAAAGATTCTATATTAGAAGTAAAGTCAGTTGATTTACAAGATGCTGACGGCAATGTAAAAGAAATTAAAAGATTAATAGGTAGACCAGAATATAGGGATATAACATAATGCCAAATTATAGTAGAGTATATACAAGAACAACAAAGCAGTATGTTTATTGGTTTGAACGTGATTCAATAGGTATTGCATTATATGATCCACTAAAAAGTGAGAAGAATAGATTTACATCTGTTGATGCAGCATTTACTATTACATTATTTTATCACAAGAAAGCAGATCATTTTAAAACTTTAGAAGATGATACTGGTGGTATGGGTGATCAGAGTGAATTGCCAGGTCAGTTTCATCAATATTTAGTTGATAAAGCTATTGCCTTAGGATATGAAACAAAACCAGATATGATACAAATGGCACCATATTTTAATGCAAAATTTGAAAAAGGTATTAAAGAAGGTAAGATGTTTGCTAATAGAAATAGAGTTTCTGGCATGAGACACGTACAACAAAGTAATTATTAGGAGTAGGTATGCCAAGAAAAAAAGCAAAGATGCCACCAAGAAATAAAAAAAATTTTAGAGCAACTAAAAAAGGTGCTGGTATGACTAAGGCTGGGGTAAAAGCTTATAGAAGATTAAACCCTGGTAGTAAGTTAAAGACAGCAGTTACGGGTAAAGTAAAGAAGGGAAGCAAGGCTGCAAAGAGACGTAAATCATTTTGTGCTAGATCAGCAGGACAAATGAAGAAGTTTCCAAAGGCAGCAAGAAATCCAAATTCAAGACTAAGACAAGCACGTAGAAGATGGAAGTGCTAAAAGGAGAATAAGATGCCATACGGAGCAGGATCATACGGTAGTAAAAAAGGAAGACCAGCAAAGAAAAAGAAAACTATGAAAAAGAAAAAAAAGAAAACAAAAGCTTCTGGTGGTTTAACAGCTAAACAAAAAACATTACCACCTGCTTTACAGAAAAAAATATTAGCAGCTAAAAAAAGAAAGAAGAAGTAATATGGCTAAAAATAATCCTATAGATAAAGCGTTGTATGCTAGTTGCAAGTCACAAGCAAAACGTAAGTTTGATGTTTATCCATCTGCTTATGCTAATGCATGGCTTGTTAGATGTTATAAGAAAAAAGGCGGAAGATATAGAAAAGGCAAGTAATGGCAGAGACTGGTTTAAAAAAGTGGTTTAAAGAAGACTGGGTAGATATTAGTTCTAGAAAAAAGAATGGAGGATATAATAAGTGTGGTCGTAAATCTGCTAAAGGAAGCAAAAGAAAATATCCTAAATGTGTACCTGCTGCAAAGGCTGCACGTATGACTAAGTCTCAAATAGCTTCTGCTGTTAGAAGAAAACGTAAAGCTGAAAGTAAAGGTCGTAAAGGTAAAAAACCTAACAATGTAAAAACATTTGCAAAAAGGAGCAAATAGTGAAAATAAAAAATATAGATATATCTGGTTTAACAAAAAGACAACAGACTACTATGAAAAGACATGCAAAACATCATACAAAAAATCATATAAATGTTATGGTAAAAGCTATGATGAAAGGTGCTACATTTACAGCATCACATAAACAAGCTATGAGAAAAGTAGGAAAATAATGGCTAATGCTTGGAAGAAAGGAAACTTTGGTTTAGCATCATTTAGCGATATTCATGTATCGTTTGATGATCTTGAACAACATTTTAATGATAACACAGATGGTAATTTTATAGATATACCAACACCTGATGGAAAGGTTGATGAAGCTATTTATACTTTAATACCAAGTCCATTAGGTAAAGTTGCTGAGCCGACATATGTTGCTATACCTGTAAGTAATAATGGAAAAGTTCCTGAACCTACATATAGTATGATACCTTTACCTAAAGGTAAAGTATCTGAACCAATATATACAGATATACCTCAGCCAAATGGTAAAGTAAATGAACCAATATATGATGATATAGGAGTGACAACATAATGGGTGGAAGTTTAACAGGACCAAATAAAATTAAAGATGTATATAAAAAAATTGTTTTTTATGATAATAATAAATTAAAAATTGATAATGGAACTGCAGATGTAACAATTACAGAAGCAGATAATTTTAGTTCAGATATTCAAGCAGGTACAGGAATACAAACTGCTGAATTAAACGGACAAACAACAATTAGTGTGGCTGATGCAGTCGTACTAGAAACTGAAACAATAGATGGCGGGAGCTATCAACCATAGGAGAGGATAATGGCAAATAGATTACAGATTAAAAGAAATGTCTTCGGACAAAGTGGTGCTCCTGGTACTAATGATTTGTTAACTGGTGAGTTAGCATACGACGGTGCATCGCAAAAATTATACATAGGTAGACAAACAGCTAATAATGGACAGGCATCAGATGTAACAACAACAGATCTTGGTGCTACCATAGTACCAGTAGCAACTTCAAATCAAAAAGGTGTTGTTAAAATTGATACAACTGACTTTAATATTGCTAATGACGGAGGATTAAGTTTAGCTACAACATCAACAGCAGCTGAATTAAATTTAGTAGATGGAGCTTCAGCTGGAACAGTTGTAAATAGTAAAGCAGCTATTTATGGTTCAAGCGGTGAGTTGAATATGACTACATTACAAATTGGTGGTACTAGCGTTACATCAACAGCTGCAGAGTTGAACTTAGTAGACGGAGTTACAGCTGGTACAGCATCTGCAAGTAAAGCAGTTATATTAGACGGCAATAAAGATTTAACAGGAATGAGAAATCTTACACTTACAGGAGATTTGACTGTAGAAGGTGATACTGTTACATTAAATACATCTACTTTAACAGTAGAAGATAAAGTGGTAGAAATTGGTAAAAATGCAACAAACTCATCAACGTCAGATGGAGCTGGTATTATTGTAGGTGGATGGAGCGGTTGTCCTAGCATTTTATATGATGACGACGGAACTCAGTGGGAATTAAATAAAAATACTGATGTTACTGGTACATTTAAATGTTCGGGAGCAGCTACATTAACAGGTGGTATTGCAAATACTACTTTAAATTTTGGAACATATACTACATAATAGGTTGTAATGGCTAATAAGTTCTTAATAAAAAGGGGAGATGGTGCACCTTCTCAAGGTGCTATAGATGAATACGAATTAGTATATGATTATACTAATAATCAACTATATACTAAAGTAGGTAGCACCATAACACCTATTGGCTCTTCGCCTACATCTGGCTCTAACAATCAATTACTTACTGATGATGGTTCTGGTGGTATCAATTCTGAAGGTAGTTTAACTTTTGATGGAAACCATTTTGAGATAGAAAATAGTTCAAATGGTAGAGGTGTACAATTAAACACAAATTCAGAAATAAAATCATTAGATGGTGCATCATGGTTACATCTTCAAAGATATGTAGATGGTAATGTAGCTATTGGTAATAATTCTAATTCAGATTTATATGTAGCAAATCAATTAGGCATAGGAACATCATCACCTTCACAACCTTTACACATTAACGCTGCTTATCCTCAAGTAAAATTACAAAAAACAAATGATGCCACATACACTACATTTGGTAGTGGTGAAAGTTATTTTGTTGCTAACATTATAAATCCAAGTTCAAAAACTTATGAATTTAGAAACAACTCAACTGCACAACTTAGTATTACTACTGGTGGAGTTGTTGATATACCTGGTTCTTTAACATTAGGTACAGCATTAGCGTTAGCAGAAGGAGGTACTGGTGCTACAAGTGCAGCAGGTGCAAGAACTAATTTACAATTAGGTGATTTAGCATTATTAGATACTATACCAGCTAATTTAATTTCATCTGGAACAATAGCAGATGCAAGAATACCTTCAACAGTTTTTAAAGAAAATCTTGGCACTTTAACTGGTGGAACTACAACAGAAAATGCAAAAGCAACTGGACTATATCAAGTAAATGAAACTGGACATAGTACTTTATTAGTTTCTTTTACTGGAGTAGGTGGAAGTACAAGAAGTTTAGAACTTTATGCACATTATAACGATGAATTATATTTTAGAGCTGGTAGAGATAGTGAAACTAATTTTGATAGTGTAGGTAGATATGACAACAAGATATGGCATAGTGGTAATGACGGAGCTAATAGTGGATTAGACGCTGACACATTAGACGGTAGTCACGCATCTGCATTTTTAACTTCTTCATCTGGATTAAATGGTAGCAATATAACAAGTGGTACTATTGCTTCTGCAAGATTAGACGCAGATACTGCACACTTGTCTGGTAATCAGACTTTTACAGGTACTAAAACTTTTCAAAATGCATTAAAATTACAAAGTGAGTTAGACTTTACTGGTAATGGTAATAAAAATATAGATGTAGAAACTTTAGAAGGTAGTAATTATTTACAGATTAGACATCACAATCCTGTTGGTAATGCATTTGAAAATGCTATTAGATTTAATGCAAATGGAGGTGCATTAATTTATTATGATGGTAGTAACAAGATAGAAACTACAAATACTGGTGCAACTGTCACTGGAGCTTTAAATGTTACTGGAGCTTTAAGCTTTGGCAGTCTTTCTGGTTCAATAAGTACATCAGGAAATATCAATACAAATGGTGTTTATCAAATGGACGGAACTACCATTATAGATTCCTCTAAGATTCCAATAAATATTCCTGACCCACACGGAACTAATAGAGCAGGTAGTGTATTAGTTACAGATTATGCAGGTGTTACAAGTCCTGCAGTATCAGGTTGGTATACAATAGCAAGTGCAGCAGCTGCAAATGCAAGAGGTGGTGGAATTATTGGTATTAGCTTTACTGGTGGATATTTTGGTCCAAGAACTTTTACTTGTGATTTTCAGGTTGATTGGAGCGGTAATTTAATAAGATGTGAAGTCAGTAATCAAACCAACGATATTACAAAAGTAAGAATTATAGAAACTGGAAGCACAACAGAGTTACAAGCATATTTTGAAATAAGCACATCGCAAAGCGAAAATACACAATCAATGCGTGTAACATTTACACGAGATAAATATAATCCTAATTGGAGTATAGAAAATCCACTTACGCAAGAAGCAAGTCCAACTGTAACAGGAGAAGAAATAAATGGCACTAGCCCTACTGCAAGAGGTGTAAAATTTTATAGTTCTGATATTAATTTATTTGAAATAAATAATTCTAATGTTGTTATAAATGAATTAAGTAAAAATATAGATTTTAGAGTAGAAAGTTCAAGTGATGCTAATTTATTATTTACTGATGGTGGTAATGATAGGGTTGGTATTGGTACGAACTCACCTTCAGTAAAGTTAGACATAGCAGGAGATGTTAAATCATCTGGAACAATTAATGCAGAAAGACTTAATATTACTGAAAGTGGCACTATTATAGGAGATATACAAGCTACTGATAGTACTTGGTTAAGAATAAATCAGTCTACTAATAAAAATATTTATACACCAAGATATATTAGGTCTGATGGCGGTTTTTTTGTAGATGGAGCGAGTCAAGGTATTACTGGTAATGCCACATTTAGAGCACCTAATCATTCAGTAGGTAATCCTGCTTATAGTTTTTCTAGCGATACAAACACAGGTATGTATCTAATGACAGGAGACCAAATAGGTTTTTCAACAGGTGGTGTTGTTCGTGCATCAATAACAAACAATGGAATTAATACATTAAATAGTAATGGTTATTTTATAGATGACAGAAGAATATACGAGGTAACCAGTAATTCTTCAGAAAGAGGTGGTTTTCATCCTATTGTAGCATCTGTTAGAAATAGTGGTAAACAAAGATATTTAGATGAAGATTTTGCTCATAGCAGTAATAGTGTAATTCGATATAATAATGCAGGAGGCGAGAATCTTGTAGTTTCAAGAATTACAGCATCAGATGATGGTATAGTACCTCCAAATTCTAGTGGTAAAGTAATTAAGGTTGCTTACAATGGTAATGGAACTACTAGCCCAGGTTTTGGTGGTGTTTATCAACTTATAAATACTGAAAAAAATCATACATTTGTACAAATATTTCAAGCTAAACTACCAAGTGGTAGAACATTTAATACAGCAGCTAACTCTATGGGAACTGGTGCTATCGATTATTTTTTAACTTCACCTGAAGGTACTGGTAAATGGGAGTGGTACGCAAGAGTATGTCATGCAGGAACAGGTGGTACATTCAGTACTTCTGGTTTTATCTATGTTTCAGGTGGAAGTGATTCAGCCTTTACTTGGTATATAGCTAACATGACTCAATACGATGTGACTGAAACACCAGGTGATTATGCTTCACAAACAGGATATTATAGAAGTAATCATGGTGTGAATGCTAGATTAGCAAGAGGATTAAACGATGATGATAGAATTGAAATTGAAGCATCAGAAACTAAAATTTATGGAGATACAGTAGAAAGAGCAAGATTTGGTAGTTATGGTATAAGAAATAATGTTTTAGGAAGTGCAGGTACTCCAAGTTATAGTTTTGTATCAGATACAGATACAGGTATGTTTAGAAATGGCTCTGACTCGTTAGGACTAAGTGCAGGTGGTAGACATAATCTTATTGTTGACAGTGCAAATGGTGTTATTATTAATGACGGCTCATACGCAACTACTGATTTTAGAGTAGAGTCTAATGATAATGCTTATATGTTTTTTGTAGATAGTGGTGCAAATAAAATTGCAATAGGAAATACAACTGCTGATGCTACTTTACATATTGGACACGCATCAAGCGACTTTTCTCTTGGAGGTACTTCAGGTGATAGTGTTGATAATTTAAAACTTGAATCTTCATCTGCTAATGTAAATCAGTTAATATTTTCAACTGAAAGAGTATCAAATGGTAGTGATTGGACTACTACAAGAGAAAGAATAAGAAGAAGAATAGATGCTACTGATATGGGTTATATTCAGTTTGGTAGTTCTTTTGGCAGTAATGAAATGGTAGGTTTAGGTAGAACTGGTGTAGGTACTGCTTTATCTGTAGATGGAAATTTAAATGTTGGAATACGAACTACATCACCTTCCAGACCTTTACACATAGCAACTTCTACAACTAATGGAGAATGTATATATTTACAAGGAGATGCAAGCTATGGTGCTACAATTAAATATGGTAGAGATACTGCATATAATTGGAATGCAGGTGTTGGTGGTGCAAGTTCAGGTTCTTCAAATATTCCTTCATCTTTTTGGGGTATAGAAGACCAAAGTCAAAGCCATGCAGTAAGATTTTGTATTGCTCATACTACTGGAAATGTTGGGATAGGAACTAACTCACCAAGCTTTAAATTATCAGTAGCAGGTGGAGATATACAAACAGACGGATATATAAGAGCAGATGACGGGGTTATAACTCATAGTTCAGATAATGGAAGTGTAATAACATTAACAAATAATGGTACTTATACTATGTTAAGAACGCCACAAGGTGTCAATGCTATATTTCTTGGAGATAATGGAGATGCTAATCATTACTATGACAATGGAGGGCATAGGTTTAGAAGTGCAGGTGGTGGTACATATTTTGCACAAATAAATAGCACAGGTTTAGCTGTTGGTACAGGTAGTGCTTTTGCATCTGCAAAACTTCACATAAAAGAAAGTGGAACTGGACATGGCTCAGGTGGTATCATATCTGAAACTGAAACTCATAATGGTAATGCAGGTATAAGATTTAGAACAAATGGAACTGATAGGTGGTCTATAACAACTATTGGAACTAATGGAGAAAAATTAAGAATTAGAGATTCAGACGCAGGTGCAGATAGAATTAATATAACTTCTACTGGTGCTTTTCATGTATCAAATGATGTAGTAGCATTTTCTTCAACACCATCTGATAGAAAGCTAAAAACAAATGTTAAAGATATTGAATATGGTTTAGATACTATTATGAAACTAAAACCAAAGCAGTATGATTGGAAGAAAGATAATAGGAAAGATATAGGATTCATTGCACAAGAAGTAGAAGAAGTAATACCTGAAATTGTAAAAGACAATGAATGGTTTGATGATAAGATTAAAACAATGGATTATGAAAAATTAACTGCTGTATTAATTAAAGCAGTTCAACAACAACAAGAACAAATAAACAAATTAGAGGAGAAGTTAAATGGCTAAAATAATAAGTTCAACAGAAGCAGCATCACCAGAAGAATCAACAAAAATGGTTGAAATTAAACATACAAGAACTATGAAAAGTCCAGCTGGTAAAAATGTAGAAGTAGTAGATTGGACTGAAACTAAGTTAGTAGATGAAGCTATATCAGAATGTGAAGCACATAAAGCTAATTTAGAAGCACAACTTGCTGAGTGTGAATCTGAAATGGCAGACTATGTAGCAATAAGAGATGCTGAATAATGGCAGTAAGTAATACAAATGTGAAGTTAAAAGCACAAATAGCTGATGAATGTAAGGTAGTACAAACTACTAATTTAAGCATGAAATCTATTTTTGTTGGTGGTGTAACAGTAAATGGTATATTAAATACTTTTGCTAATACTAGCACTGGTGGTCCATGTAGTGCGTTTGAAAAAATTGGTGGCAGTAATAATCCATTACAAAGCACACCAAATTCAAATGCAACGACTAGTCAATTACAAAATTTTCTTACACAACCATTTCACATGAGTCATGCTATAGGCGGAGACCACATTGCTGGTGGTGGACCTGGGCAATAAAATACTTATGGAAATTAATATGTATACTTAATAAATTATAAAACTATTAATAGTAATAAGGAGAATATAATGGCTAAAGAAAAAGTAGAGCAACAACAAGAAATGAATTTAGATGATACTCTAAAATCTATTGAGGCTCAAATAGCTGAATTACGTGGTATGTATAACTATATTGTTGGTTTAAAAGAACAAGGCTTTAAGGTTATACCTCCTCTACCAAAAGAGGAAAAGTAGAAAGGGAGGGGGAGCAATCCCCCTAACTTTAATTTACAATAATAGGGGACTAAAATGGAAGTCGGTAAAGACACAAAATTTACACTTTCTATAGAAACTGCAATCAGTATTGCTGTAACTATAGGTATGGTTATAGGTATGTGGTATTCACTTCAAGCAGAAATAGAACTTGCTAAAGAATTACCAGAACCAGAAGTATCACGTATGGAATATGATTTAAAAGACCAGATGATTCGTGAGTCAATATTAAATACTGAAGGTAAAGTTGATAAGTTAGAAGAAAAAGTAGACGATATTAAAGAAGATACTAGAGCTATAACTGAAACGCTTATTGACATGAATAACAAATGAGGAAAGACTATGATGAAAAAATATTACAATTTATTTTTTGGTGTCTTTGGTTTATTGCTGCTGCAATCGTCGTTGCACTCGCAATCAGTTAACTTAGACAATTTTCAAAAAATACAATTAGTAAGTTTAGAAGAATGTGCCGTTATACAAGTCAATGCATCTTGGAATTTTAAAAATAGATTACCAATAGAAAAACTAAAAGATTGTTATGTAGCTGAAATAGATTTAACAAATAAAGCTGTTGGTGCAGTAATACAAAAAGAATGGAAAATAAAAGTTGTGCCTACAATTATTATTTTAAAAAATGGTAAAGAGGTTAGAAGATTTGAACCTGGTATTAGTATGAGGTTTAACGAGAAAGAGGTATTTGATAAGATAAAAAAGGAAATTAAATAGGAGATAATATGAATATTGTAGTTAGTAAATTACTTACAAGCCTCTTAAGCGAAAAAATTCTTAAAGCTGTATTATTAAAGCTAGGCGATTATTTTATTGCTAAGTCTGACAATAAACTAGATGATGAAGTTTGGGCTGAAGTAAGAAAAGCATTAAAATAGGAGGTTAGCATGAACTGTGAATGCGGATGTGGATGTTAATCAATGCCAAAAAAAGAGTTTAAAATATTAGGATTTCATGGTGGAATACATGACAATTCTGACGCAAAAGATATACGTGATATAGATTTACGTGAAGCTGATGGTGTATCTACTCATAAGATAGGTAGACTAGTAGGTTTAGGAAACAAAGGTAGTGCTATTACAAGTGGTGCTACCGCTGATATTGAGCCTGGATATGGACTACATTATTTTTCTTCAGACTACGACCACGCAAGTGCTAATAATCCAGATGATTATCTAGCAGTATATGATAAAGCAAACACTAAAGTTCGTTTTTATTATAGAGATAAAGATGGTTCTAGCCCTAATTTTTTATCTGATGAAGTAACGTTTGGTGGCAATATAAAACCAAATTACTATTATGGTGATGGTTTATTACGTATTGGAGATGCTTCTTTTAGTCAAGATAGTAAATGGTTTGGATATATAGACCAATCATTGTTTTGGACTGATGATAGAGGTAATTCTACAAACTTACACGATATAACTAAATGGGATAGCGGCAATCAAAAACTTCGTAAGCTTGATGCTTTATCAGGTGTAAATATGAAATTAGTAAATATAGAAAACTCTAGTCCTAACGCTTCTACTATTACTGCGCAAAAAGGTAGTTTAATTTTAGGATATAAAAGTACTGAAGGTGGAGAGTGGAATGGAAACTTTACATTTGGAGCAACACCAATTTATCAAGGTAATCAAGAAGGAGAAATATCAATATTCTATAGTGACTTTTTAAATAGAGTGGAAGATTCTATACCTTTGTATAACGAACAAATTTCTTTTCAAGTATTTATAGGAGCAGGAACTGCTGGCTCTAAACCAACATCTTTATCTGGTGATAACATATTTGGAGACAATCGTTTAATTGGATTAAACTTTTATTTTAAAGAACAAGCAGATGATGATTGGATATTTTTAATGCATACAGATTTAAAAGAAGGTGGTAAACATTTTTGGGATATATACGACCCACAAAACGAAACTACTCACGGTAAGTGGGTAGGACTTGAGGTTACTCCAGCAGCTCAAGGTTCTACGAAACAATCGTTTGAAGGTGTAGATATTTTAGATAATAGTGGTTCTATGGTTAATCATATTGCTTTTTCTGATAATGCAGATGGAACTGGAACTGATTGGGAAGGAACTGGAAATGGTTCTACTCAAGCAGGTAAATCTTATTCTAATGTATATTTAAGAGTAAAATTAAGCAACACTAATGTTAATGGATTTGATAATAGATTTGGATTTATAAGAGTTTGGGGGGGAGCAGTATCTCCTTTATATGTAGGGGGTGTATCTGGAAATAGAATTGCATTAAAAACTGGTATATCTGATACACCAGGAACTACTATAGATACTTATTACATTCCTATGACATTACCAACACATGGAACAGATAGAGAATTTAGAGTACAAGTATTAGATGAAAACTTTGATGTTATAGCAGATAGTGGTATAAAAACAATGACTATTGAAGATAGTGGTTTATCAGCTCCACCTGATTATGATGAAGACCAACAAGAAAGGGAGTACTAATGCCTAACTACGCAGTAATGAATCCAGGTAAATATAGATTAGGAGTTCCTTTTAATTTTCCACCTTTAGCTAATAAAAGATTAAGGCAAGAACATTTAATAAAACAAATCAAATGGAAAACGTCTGTTTTAATTGGACAAAGGTTATACTTAGGAAATGTAAAATTAGTTGATAAACATAACAAAGAACGCATTCTAAGCGATAGTGTATTTAAGTCTAGGGCTGGACAATTTGATACTTTTACAATGGATAGAAGAATTGACGTTGCAGTTAATGATGGTGAAGAAATTATCAGACTAGCAACTTATGCTGATAGACTATTGCAATACAAACAAAATACATTATACATAATTAACGCAACTAAAAGCCAAGAATTTTTAGAAGCTACACATAAACATAAAGGAGTATCACATCATAACGCAGTATGTGAAACTGATTTTGGTGTTGCTTGGTGTAACCAACATGGAGTATATCTATATAATGGTAGACAGGTAGGAGATTTATTAGTAAAAGAAGGAGTTCGTTTTATATCAGAATCTTTGTGGAATAGTTTTTACGTAGACGGAGAAACAATGATAGGGTTTTCTCCTAAATCAAAACAACTAGTTATTATAAAATCTTTTAAAAATTCTACAAACAATAGTGGTGATATTTTAGTTTACGATATGGTTACAAGTTCTTGGGTAAAAGGAACAGCTAGATTAAATACTGAAGATAAAACAAACTTAATAAATATGTGGGATGGTAGTTTAATTTATGGTTTTGAAAACACAACTAATCAAACAACTATTGTTCCTTGGCAATCAAATCCTACAGAAGCTATAAATAATTTTAATGTTCAGTTTAAAGAATTAAACTTTGGCACCCAAGCTAAAAAGAAAGTTATAAAAATAGAATTAACTTATAGAGGAGCTAGTGGAGGAAATACAAATGTTTTACCTAAATATTCTGTAGACGGAGGAGCATATAATAATAATTTTTTAGATAGTTCTGGTTCTCAAATTAATAATATACCTGGTAGTGCAGACTTCACAGTTATTGAATTATTTACTCAATCTAATGCAAATAATATTAAAACATTTAGTATAAAATTTGAAGATGTAAGTGGTCAAAATGTATCAGCTGATTTTGAAATAAATGATATGTCAATAATTTTAAGACAAAAAAGTATAAAATAATGGCAGAACAAGCAGAAAATAAATTTAGAACTACAATACATGCTGGTAGTGGAGGAGGAACTTCTAACAATAAAAGAAGAACAAATCACTATTCACAACAAAGACCAAGGTTTGTAGATGAAATACCTACACAAGAATCAGGACTAGAAGGAGATATTGTTTTCTATGAAAATCCTGGTAATTTAAATAGAATAGAACAGTATATTAAAAGAAATGGTGAGTGGATTAATCTGTCTGATGGTAGACCAATTAATGATAGTCCTGTAGTAAAAAGGTTTGTAAAGGCAAAGTCTGGATAAAACAGTTGAAAGTTATGACTATAAGTAATATATTATGTATAAAAATTAGGAAACATTATGTCTGATAAAATAAAAACAGCTGCTGAAAATTTAGTTATTTCAAAAGGAGAATATAAAGCAACTAGTTATGACTTAATGGGACAACGTGGTCTTCTAAAACTTGGAATTAATTCATTAAACCAAAGAGAACAAGCTAGACAAAATTTTTTAGGTTTTTCTGGAGCATTTATAAATTATCTAGACAAACTAAATAACTATAATAAAGAAAATAAAATTATAGAAGATGGTATTGCTCAAGCTGAAGTTAATCTAAAAACTAAAGTAAACTATCAAAGAGTAGGTTTTGATGATGTTCTTCGTGGAGATGCAAAGCTTAAAGATTTAGGTGAACAAAGTTTTTTATTTGGTAATGTAGAATATACAAGAGCACAACTAAAAGCATTAGGTAGAACTGTACAAGAAAATGAAATGGCTATATTAGCTGGTGAAGATGTAGAGCCAATTGATTTAAGTGGTTCTTCTGGATTTACATTTGCTCAAGGAGAATCAGAAGTTTTAGCTAATAGCTCTAAAGATTCTTTAAGGCTTGGCGTTGCATTAAATGAGCAAGTAAATGAAGAAACAGCAAAGTATATTTATGAAAAACAAGGTGGTATTAAACAATGGTCTACAGCTGCTAAAGTTGTAGAAAATTTATTAAATAAAAATCCTGATTTAGCAGTTTATGGAAAAGATAATCAAAGAGTAAATTTAAAAGAAAGATTTACAACATTACGTGATACAGTAAATAATAAACTAAATAGTGATGCCGTTATAAGAAAAGCAAATGAAGAATTGCAAGACATGTATGCTCAAATAAGTCAAGTATATAGTTGGGATGAAATTAAAGGTGAGATAGCACAAGCTGAGTCTTCTGATAATCCTTATGCTATAAATATTAATAAAGAAGGTAGAGGATTTGATGTAGGTAAATATCAAATAAATAGTAGATATTTAATTGGAGGAGAAGGAAGTTATGAATTAAATGCAGATGGAACACCTTCACAAATGTTTCAAGATATAAAAGAAATAATAGATAGAGGTTTAGGTGATGTCAAAATAGAACCAAAAGATAATTTTACAGGTAGAATGATTGGTCCTGATATTGGTGATTTAATTGGTAAAAATTCTATATTTAATAAAGAAGAAGAAATAGATTATGGATTTGAAGATAAAAATATTTATGAAGCATTATACGATAATAATTTAATAGACGAAAACTGGAATATGTACGACTATAACTTGGAGAATAAATAATGACTGGATTAGAAATTGCAATGCTTGGAACACAAGCTGTAAGTTTACTAAGTGGTGCAAACAATATAGCAGCACAAAATAGGTTAACTATAGGTACAAATAATATCCAGTTACAATATTTACAAGACCAAATGGAACAATTGCCTGAAATGACTGAATTAGCTAAAGAAGCATCAAGAGATAAAATGCAAGATAAAATGGATGTTTTAGGTATGGGAGCAGGCATTCAATGGGATAAAGTAAATATGACTATGGATTCACTTATGGATACAAATAAATTTTCTAACTATGGACAATTAAATAGTAGATTAGATTTAATCACAAATCAACAACAAGAAAAGTTTCAAGCACAAGTAGAACAATTAGGTAGACAACGTGACTTGGAAATAGCACAAGCTGAATCATTTCAAATAGCAGAAGAATCAAGAATAGAAAATCAAAGAAAATTATTAAAAAGACAAAATAGAGAAGCTAGAAAACGAAACACTATGTTTGAAGCTTTATTTAGATAGGAATAATTATGGCAGTACAATATGCAAATATAATTCAATCTCTAAGTATGATGCTTGAGTCAAGAGCAAGAAGAGAACAAGCTGAAGAACAAGCTGCGTTACAAGGGCTAAGAATAGCACAACAAGATAAGCAGTTTCAACAAGAGTATGCTTTAAAACAACAACAGTTTCAACAGCAACAACAAGAATTTTTTATACAGCAAGGTGAACTACTTCGTGGACAAGCAGAAAAATATGCATTAGAAGAAGGTTTAGGATTAGCACAAGCTGAGTTTGCTCCGCTAGTAGAGGGTTATTTAGAAAAGAAAGAAGATGGGTTTGAATTACGTGGTTTAAAAAAAGATGGCACAAGTGATTTTTCTAAGATATTAGTTAAAAAATATGGTATGTCAACCGAAGAATCAGTAGAACTTGTAAATCAATTATCAGCGTTATATGTGAATGAAGCTCCTACTGTGCAAGTAATTGAAAGAACAGTTGATAATTGGGAAAGACTAACTAAAACTACTTTATCAAACGCACAAAATTTTAGATTGTATAGACAAAGATATAGAGAGTTAGGAGAAGAACTTAACGACATACAAACTGGAGACTATAAGTTTGATACTCAATATTCTATATTACCAGAAGGTCAAGATTTTGTTGATAGCGAATCTGCTGAAGCAATTTTACCTTCAGCTAGTTTAGCAACAAATGATGTTGTTAATGCTTTAAATAATGCACCAGGTAATAATCAAAAAGAAAAATTAACTTATGTTTTAGATGAAATGTATAGAAATGTTGATGGAGTAGATGCTACATGGAACGCTTATCAACAAAATTATGTAAATGTAGATGATATAAAAAATCTATACGATTTATCAAAAGCAAAAAAACATAACAAAAAATTAGTAAAAGATGAAATAGCGTTAAATGATAATCAAATAAAATTAATTGATGATAGAATAGAAAAAATTGAATTTGGTGGACCAGATACAAAAAGTAAAGAAGAATTATTAGCAACAAAAAAACTATATGAATATGCAAACGAATTAAATAATTTAGAGTTGCTAGAATTAAGTAATGAAATAGCAAATATAAGACCTAGACTTACTGAAAAGAATTTAGAAAATTCATTTAAACAAATAAGTATGTCTGGTTCATTTTAATTAATATATGCCAAAACTAATCGACAATAATAATCAAACCCTAGAACAGGGTCTACAAAAAAGACTAGACCAAAACTTGTCTGGTATAAACACATCTACACTACCATCATTGTCTCAACAAGTGAGAGCAGTTAATCCTCAAATAGTAGAATCAGATAAAAATATGTTTGAACGTATTGGTACTGGTTTATTTGAATTTGGTAGTGAAGCTGCTGAAAGTCTTATAGACACAGCTTTATTTGGTGTACCAAGCGCACTTGGTATTTATGAACCTGGAGAAGATGTAGATACTGTTGCTGAAAAAGTAGGACAAGCTGTTGGTGGTGCAGCAGGGTTTTTAGTACCATTTCAAGCAGTAAGAGGTGGATTAAATATGGTAGCAAGAGGTTTAGCTGGTGCTAAATCAGCTCCTAAGTTAGCAAAAACAATGGATGACCAAGCCAAAGAAGTATTTAAAAAATATAGTGATGACGTATTATCCTTTGATAATGAACTTTCGGCATTTTATAAATCACCGATGAAAGGATTACAAGACCAAGTATTTGCTGGTACTACTAAAAAAATAGCTAACTTTGATAGAACATTTAAATCTATTAGAGATAAAGATGATTTTGTAAAAAGAATTACAGATAATGCTGGTAAATATTTAACTGAACAAGCAGATGAACTAGGATTTAAACTAGCTAATAAAAGTAAACTACTAGATGAATTAGGTGAAATAGTATCAACAAATCTTGCCAAAGCAAATAATCAGCCTATTAATGGTATGCAAACATATTTAGCTTCTAAGTTTGGTAGCGGTTTAAAAGGTTCATTTATGAGTCATGTAGTAGAAGAAGCACTATTGTTTGCTGGTGCTGAAAATCTAATGTTAACGGTAGATGCATTAGCAGGAGATGCAACACTTGAAGACTTTGCAGGAACTTCTAAACACGCATTAGTATTAGGTTCTATTCTAGGTGGTGTAAGATTTATACCAGGTGGAGTAGCAGGTGGTATAGGAGGTATAAAAAAAGGTCCTGAACGTATTGCTCGTATTATGGCTGGTAGTAGAAACTATACTAAAAGCTTAAATCCATCTGTAGAATCAGCACAAAAAGGTATACTTTCACAATATGAATACTTTGCTGGTTTAACTGGTTCAAATATTGTATCAGGTACCAATGTAAGAAAGTTGTTAAATGATAAAGCATTAGACATATTAGATGATGTTCCTAAAGTAAACGCAGCTAGAAGAGCTAAGCTTCAAACACAAGACGTGTCGAGAGAAACATTAGAAAGAATTGTAATGAGTCCTGAGTCTACACCTGAACAAAAACAAGCAGCAGCTGAAATCATGCAAGATGGATTGCAGTTCTTAGCTTCTCATATTAATAGAGAATGGAGAGAAGGTATGTTAAGAACATGGGGAGCTGATATTGTAGGTAGTAGTCCTCGTATGTTAATTGGTGGTATTGCTATGGCTGGTGGACCAACAATGTTATTAAGTGAAGATGTGCCATTAGAAGATAAATTAATTGGATTTTTTATGGGTGCGTTTATTACTAAGGGTGGTAAAAAATTAGAGTGGAGAAGTGGGGAAAAATATAATGAAGTTAACCAACTAGGTAAAGACCCTAAAACAATTGATAGTAGATTAATTGAACAAGAACACGCACTCAAAGCATTAGGTACTAGTTTTGATGGAAATCCTTCATATAGAATATTATTACAAAAAGCACACCAAGCTAATTCAGATGGTGGTCGTTTCTTAAACAATCAAGTACAACCAAAGACTGATGAGTTTGTAATTAAACTAGATAACCCAGAAGCATTTCAAGTACGTTCACAAACAGCAATTACCTCTACAAATGCGGTAGCAAGTAAGAGTGGATACAAACCAGTTTATGATGCATATATAGCATTAGGTGAATCTAAAACTTTGTTAACTGAAGGTAATAGATATAAAGACTGGAGTGAGTTAAGTAAAAAAGAGAAAGATAATTTTATTAAACGAGTAGAGCAAGAAGGAATTAGTACACCTGAGCAGATGATTGAATACTCTAGTGAAATTAAAACAGAAAGTTTTGCTGACATAGAAAGAGAATTAGCACAAACCTACGAACGTTTACAAGCAACTATAATAGGTACAAGAGAAGTTCCTCAGATACAAGATATATCTATAGAAAATATATCAGGTAGAATAGATACTGAACTAGCTCAAGCTATAAAAGAATATAATGCATTGGGTACTATATTAAAAGGTTCAGGAAACTATGAGGTAAATCCAAGAGCGTTTGCTATTACAAGTAGTAAAGATGTACAACAATCATTCAAAGAAACTTATCAAAATTCTTTAGAAGGTTTTAACAAATATATGTCAGAACAACATAACATACAAAATTCAGTAGAGTTTTCTGATAGTGTATTGCGTTCAGCTTTAGATTTAAATAGAATAAATATTAATGTTATTAAAGCAGCAGCTAATAAAAATGGTGAAGGTATTTTAGATGTATTTAATACCAATGCTAATTTTTCAAATACATTTAGAGCACAAAACGATATTTTAGCTGCAAAGATTCAAGTAAAAGGAAATAAAACACTAGAAAAGAAAATGAATGCTATTCTAGATGTAGTAAGCAAATTTGATGATAGTTATGATAAACTTTTTTCTAATGAAAGTGCGTCTGTAAAAACAATAGACGCTAAACAAGCAAGAAATATATTAGAAATATTAAAAGATAAAGGTATTATGGCTTTTGCTTCACCAGCTGATTATAGTATTGCTATGCCTATAAATGCTATGGGTAGATTAATTACAAGCAAATATATGAGAAATTTATTAATCAATGGTACGGATAATACTGGTAGGCTATTAACGCAAACAGATAGAAATATTATACAAGTAGGTATGGACCATGGTATTATTGGCTCTAATTTACAATATAGACCCGTTACAGAAGCAATGTTCAAAGTAGTTGAATCTGATGTATTAAATAAAATTACTAAAGATAATAATTTTTCAGCTATTGAATCATTTGTTGGGCAAAGTAATGCTGAAACAGCAGTAATAAAACAAACACTAAAAGAAGTAAAACAAGTAGTAGGAGATACTCCTGGTTCTATATTTAGATTTAATGAGATATTTGAAAATACTGTTAAGATGATTGATGATACATTTGGTAAATATGTAAGAGGAACAGATGGTAAAGGTGTTTTAAATAGAAGTGATTTAACAAGTGGTGGTGATTTTATACAAGTTAATCAATTAGCACAACGTTTAAATTTAATTAAAAACAATATGGTTACTGAAGATGTGAGATTATTTTTAAATGATATATATCAAGTAGATAGAGTAGAGTTCGCTGGTACAAAAAAAGCAATGAAATCATTAATGAATATGATGACATTTAGTAAAAATCCTATTAAGCTATATGAATCTGCAATTAAATATGACTTATATGATACACAAACAAGGTCTTGGAAAACAGATAAGCTAAGCGAAACTCAGGTTGAAGCTCGTTTAAAAGAAATGAGAGACAACAAAATTATAGACTTTGTAGATACTGAAAAAGCGGCAACTGAAATTAGAGAACAAGGTGATTTTTTTCCTAAAGATTTTACAGAGCAAAACAAAATAAAATTAGGAGAAATACTTAATACTTATGCTTTACCTACAGATAGTAAGTTTAGAGCAAATGATTTATTAGCAGAACAACCTTTAAAAAAGATACAAGAAGTATACAATACTCCTGAGTATCAAAACAATTTTAATAAATTTAGTGAAGATTTTGTAAATGATGTTGTAAAACAAAACCCTAAACTAAGTCAAGCAGAAATAGATGGAGTTAGAATGTCAATGAAATCATTCTACACCCAGTTAAAAAATAATACAGAAGTAGAAATACTAGAGTTTAATGCTAATGCACCAGACAATAGTATGACTAGAACTGATATTAAAAATAGAACACCTATAGATGATGCATTGCTCAAAGCTATGGGAGATGCACAACCTTTCTTAAGACAAGTAAATAGTAATACTATTAATACTGAAGGACTACCTGGTCCTTTAATTGGTAAGTCTATGGAGTCATTTAGGCAAAAAGCATTTGAAGGCGATTACACACTTAATACTTTTGAAAAAGTAGATTTAACACAAGCAGGTAAAGATATATTAAATAATAAAGCTCCTGTAAATGCTGAGCCTGGTATTATATATAGATTTGCTGATTCAGACAATGTTTATTTTATTAGAAAAAATCAAGACGTATTAAATAATATAGCAAATAGATATGCTGAAGTGTTAAAAAAGTTTGACCCTAAAAATATAGATACAAAATTAAAAAAAGTAGATATAGTTTTAAACGAAGGTAAATATGAATATACAATAGGTAGTGCTTGGCAAAAAGAAACACAAAAGCTAACACAGATATTAGATGATATATTACTATCTGACACTCTTGGTGGTGAAAATATATTTGGTACAGGATTCAGACAACAATCAGGAATAGGCTTAATAAAAGGATTATTTAAACGTGATAGTTTAATAAATAATAATAACGCATTACGTTTTGATAAACAACTTGTTCAGTTTAATATTGTTGAAGCTAATAAAATAAAATTTGAAAGTGATACATATAAAACAGAAGTTATAGAAAAATTAAAACAATTTAGAGATGGCAAGTTAAAACAAGTCACTGTTGCTGATGAGTTACCAGGAGCAATAGATAATTTAGTAAGTATAAATAAACAAATAAATGATTCTTACGATATTGAAATAGGATTAGCAAAAGACCCAAAAATACAAAGACAATTACAAGAACAAAAATCTCAATTTAATATACAACTACAAGAGTTAGGTATAGCAGATGCAAGTACTGTAAATGGAGTAACTATTGTAAGCGACAAAACATTTAAAATGTTATCATTTTTATCTGGAGAAACTAGTTCTAGTAGCGTAGGCGGTATTAAACCTATTATGTATAATTTAGGTAATGGACCACAATTATTTATAAATAAAACAGCATTCTTAAAAAACAATAATTCTAAAGTAGAACAAATATTTAAAAATAATCCTGACTTAGATTTTATTACATTTACAAGTGCTAGTAAAAAAATAACTAAAGAGAGAATGACACCAGTAATTTCTATGAGTAAATTAATATCTGGTAAAAATATAAAAGAGATAGTACCTATTGGTCCTGAAAATATTGCAATTATATCTACAAAGAAAAATAAAAAATTTGCATCTTTAGGTGCTAACAATAGTGTTCATTTGTTAAATAGAACTCAAAGAAATGAATATTATGATTATTATATTAGAGATATTAACGGGTTTGATAATAAAAGAGCATTTATACAATCACTTAAAAACCCAGCAAACTACGCTAAAATGATTGCAGAGTTTCAAAGACTTTCTACAGATAGAATAAATAATAAATTAAATAGTGATTTAGAAGTATTTGGTAATGATACATTAATGAAACTACTAGCAGATTCTGGTGCTATGCCTACAATCAAAACAAGAATGTGGGAAGATATGATTAAACAACAATATCTTGATAAGATGTTTCAGTTAAAAGTAGATGGCAGTACAGCAGTATTAGCACCTGGTACATTTTTAGCAGATACAAAACTACAAAACACTATTATATTAGAAAATGGACAACACTATAAATTTGGCGAAATAGAATTACCATACTCAGCACAGTTTAAACCTATAGATAAAAACAATATTACTTTAGTGAAAAAGTTAAAAGGTGCAGCTGATGAAGTAGTTAATGGTGCATCTAAAGAAGGTCAAGCAATTATTAAAGATGTAGAAACATTAGGAGAAGCTGTAAAGAATGCTGAAAAAGTAGGTTATCAAGTGTTATCATTTTTCGAAAGACAACCACATACTAAACCTTCAAGTGTTATGCCTGTAGGTATAAAGAAATTTAGAAGTAGAAATGAAGCAGACCAAATTGTATTAAATGATGCAGATTTGAAAAGAGCAGCAGAAGGAGATTTTGATATTGATTCTGGTAGCGCTATATGGAAAATGCCTCATAATGTTGCATTAGGATTTATAGAGTCAAGAGGTAAAGTCTTAGATTCTGTTCCTTTAGGTGTAGGTAGTAATCCTTCATTTAAAGATATAGACTTTACAAATTTTGAATCTAGAGAAAGATATGTAGAAAGAAAATATAATGCACAATATGTAATGGGTTCAGCTATTAATGCTAATAGAATAGTACAAAAAATATTAAGCGGTAAAAGTACTAGAGAGGGAGAGTTTTTTGATGGAAGAAGTGAAAATAAAATTATTATAGCTAAAACAGGAGACCAAAGATTTATAGGTGTAAGAGCAGATGTTAATAAAACATATCAACGTATAGCTGACCTAGTGCAATCAATACTAGATAAAGACAATGGATATGATTCTAACATATTTAAAGATATTAATTCTTTATACGATGATATATTTTTTGGCATAGATGGTAATGGTGTTAGAACAAATAAAGGACTATTTCAGCTTTATAAACTTACAACTAAAGATACAGCAGAAGGTGCTAAATACGAACAAGTAGATGCAGAGTTTTCTAGTACTGAAATAAAATTGTTAAAAGAAAATATTATACAACCATATAGACAACTTTTAAAATTAAATAATAGACTATATGATAGTGGGCAACAACGAAAAGTATCACTAAGAGATATTGCTACATACTCTAGTAATTTTGATACTCAATTATTTTTTGCAAGTAAAAATGCTAAAAAGAAATTGGGAAACCCTAAAAATGTTGAAAGTGTATTTAGTGGTTATACTAAATCATTAATGTTATATGGAGAAAATACTAATATGAGAAGTAGTTTAACTTTTGATAGACTAATAGCTGATATGTCACAAATTAAAAATTTATTATTAGAACCTACTAAAGCAAACTCAGAAGGTGTACTCAGTGAAACTATTAGTACTGCAATAGAATTTATGGAAGCTGGTACAACAGGTACAAAAAAATTCGTTGAAAACTTTAATACTGATGTACAAAAATATAATGCAGCTAAACAGATAGATGTAGAAATACGAAGAAAAGAATCTTATATGAAAAAAATTAATAAGTTTGAAAGTCCTGAGTATTACGAAACATTATCGAATAGATTAGACAAATTAAAAACAGCTAGAGAAAGTTTAAAAAATGCTATTAATGTATCTAACTTAGATAAAAATATGTTTGCATTAGTAGAGCAACGCTATGTAACTGAAGCATTAGCAAAAGAATATCGTAAACAACCAGATTTAGATTCAAAACAAAAACAAGAAATAATCGACCAAGCTAAAGAACAATTTAAAAAAGAAAAATTAGATATAGACTTTGTTGATAATGCAGACCTTGTAAATAATATTGCATTGAGTTATGCATTTAGTTATAGAGGTAATCGAACATTAGAAAGTATGGGTATCAAAAGTACAGAGCTATCAAGAGATTTTGAAACAGAAATAAAAGACCTAAAAGATTTTTATAATAAATCATGGAAAGACTACTTTAACTTAAACAATAAAGAAGTATTTCACCCTGACCAAATTAAACAAAATATGTTTGAAAAAATTGATAGGATATTAGATAGATACAATGATGTAGCACCTGAATTTATTCTTACAAAGATAATGACTCCTAGAGTAGATTTTACTAAGATTGTAAAATATCAAGATAAATATTTTCCAAAACCAATAGATACTAATACAGAATCTTTTATTAATTTGGTAACTGGATATGCATTACAAAGTCCAAGATTTAGTAAGCAATTTACAGGTGATTTTGTAAGAGATTATTCTGGAGCATACAATCAAGTATATTTAAAACTACATGGAATTAATTCTAAGTTTAGTTCAGATGGTTTACCATTAGAGATTACTACAGGTGAGGTATATCAATTCCCACATTTATTACCTACTGGTCATACAAGAGATGCGTTTAGTTTGTTTCAATCATTTAATCCTGAAGAAACATTAACTGGTAGATTATCAAGTGCTTCTAGATTAGATAGTTATCAAACATTTTTAGATGTGTTTGGAACAGCTACCGTAAAAGATGTATTAAGCGGAGGTAATTTAGCTCCTTCATATAGCATTACAAAAAATAGAATTGAAGCGATAGATGGTATGCACACATTCCAAAACTCCTTAAAAAACGAAGCATTGTTTAATATTTTTAGTAGAAAGAGTGAAGATAGTTTAAAACAAATTATAAAAGGTACTGAAACAGATATTGACCCATACATAACAAAAGACTATTATGATGGCGGTACACAAAATGTAAAAGAATTTATTTCTGATTTAGGTAAAACAACTAAGGAGGTTTGTTAATGGCAAGATGTACAACAGTAACTAAAGATTTTGAAACAAGAGAAAAATCACTAGAAATAATTGGTAAAAAATTTCTTGATAATGATGTAGTAAAACAATTTGATAAAGGTACACAAACTTCTATGTTTAAAAAATTGCTATATCAAGTTACAGATGCGGAGTATAGAATGCCTAAGGTAGAAGAATTAAAATTACTAACTAGAATAGTAGATAGAGAGTTAAAGCGTGTAGGTAAAAATAGAGGTAAATTAGCTGAGCTATTATATCTACCAAATGAAATATATGCAGATATACCATTTTTAAAAACTTGGTACAAAGATGTACAAAGGTCAGATTTAATTCTTAAAGGTAATACGCAAGAGTTTAACAATGGTGTAAATCAAATTATTAATTTTCTTAGACCAGCAGCTTCTAGACAAGGATACAAAGAATCTTTTTTTGAAAAAGTAGGATTAGATTCTAAAAGACTACAACGTGAGCTTACAAACAAATATAAAAAATACAATAAACTACAACAAGAAGGTAAGAAAGCAGACGCTGAAAGATATTATGAAACTGAAATACAAGAATTTGTAACAAAAGGAGAAGGTAAAGTTCTGCAATTATTTCATGAACTAGCATCTATGCCTGTAGCTGAATATAAGTTAAAAGTACGTGAAGAAAAATATGCAGATGTTGTACGTGCTGTTCAGGTTTGGAGAGGTGAATCTGGTTTAGGGGGATTACAAAAAAAAGGTAAAGATGTTTTACTTTCTGGATTAAAAAATTTTAGAAATGTATTAAATAGAAGAAAAGAAGAATATAGTTCTAAACTAGATAACTTTGATGCAGCTTACAAACAAATAGAAGGATTAATAAAAAGATTTGAATCAGGTGAACTGCAAAAAGATGGATACTTTCCTGTATTAACTTTTGACATTTTACCTACATTATCTAAAGCAAGTTCAAAAATATATAATAAATCTGACATAAAACAAAACCAAGAGGGTATAGATTTAATAGCTAAAGTAGGTGAGTTGTTAGATTCAAATATATATATGAATAAAAATATGCGTGAACAAGCTAGAGTAGATAGTCATATTGATTACAATGTTATACCATTAATTCATTCATACGGTAATAGTGTATCAAGATTTAATTATAGTATATATAATGCCTCAAAGTTTATTGACGCAATGCACAAAATGTCTGACTTAATGCAAAAAAATAACAATAAACAATTAGATAAAAAACTTAGATTTTTGAAAAACTATATGTCTGATACTTATAGTATTATAGATGGTTCTAAATTTGCAGAAAAACCTATGATGACTGATGTAGCTAGAGCTATTACAGCTTATGAGTTTGGTTCTAAACTAGGATTAAACATTAGAGGTGCAGCTAGAAATGCTACACAAAGTTTATTTAACTGGATATTTTTTGGCAACAAAGGTATTGGTGAATATAGAGAAGCATTAGGTAATGCAGATATGCGTGTACGTATTGAAAAAGGATTAAAAAACAATGGTATTTTATTCCCTGAAATTGCAGAAGTATATGGTTCTAAATTAACTAAAACTGAATATGATGCTAAAACAGGTACATATAGAGAAGTAGTTGACCTATCTATGTCTGATAATATTTTAAGTAAAATGGAAAGTATAGCTGAGACATTAGGTAAACCTATGAGTTGGGTTGAAAATAGAGTAAACAGAAGACTTACATTTGGTATAGCGTATGCAAAAGCTTGGAACGTAGATGCTAACAACGCTAGACTAATGAGAAAATTATTTCAAAATAGATATACAAGTAAAAATGGTTTTGAAAAATTTAAAGAATTAGAAAAAGATAGTGCTAGGTATGAAAAAGAGTATAATGAATTTTTAGAAAGAAGAGCTGAAAATTATGCAAATGATATGACAAACAACATACATTTTGACTATTCTATGCCTGGTAAATCTAAAATATTAACTACTCCAGTTGGTTCTGTATTAGGACAATTTCAACATTATGGTATTAACTTTTTTAATCTACAAAGAAAAATTGTAAGAGATGGTACAGATGCAGTATTTACTAGTCAGTGGACCAATCCAGCTGCATATAGAATGTATAGATTAGGTCTTATGTATACAGTATTAAATGGTGTATTAGCACCATTGTTAAATATTAATACTGGTAATCTTGTACAAAACGATACATACGAAAGACTAAGTAGTTATTATAAATCTTTAGATGAAGAAACTCGTAAAGAACAATTTTTTGGTAAAGGTCCTTTGATTGGTACATTAGGTGGTCCTTTCATTAGTGATGCAGTAGGATTGTTTAATGTTATGGGACTATATGAAATGGAATCTGATAGTTGGTTATCTTATGTCGCTGGTTATGAAGAAATGGCTAACGACACAGATTATTCAGAAGAGATATTACAAATTGTTAGTCCAGGTACAAGAAGATTTATTAAACAAGTTATACCTAGTTGGCAAGCAGGTGAAAATCTTGGTAGTATGCTTATGGGTGAACTTGCATTATATCCAACAAGAGAAAGTAAACAGCGTAAAGAAAACTTACTTGGTCTTTTAGGTATTGATTTAGATAAGAAAAAACCAACACCTATGAAAACAATACTTGATGTTAATGTGCAGGATGTGCTCAAGTCTTTGAACAAGCTCGAGCAGTAATCCTAGTTATCTTGTGATTTTATTTCTGTAAGGAATCGTTTCATTATTTGTAGATTGTCTTCTACTACTTTGATTTTAGCTGACATTGCTGAGTCTTGGAAATATTTATACTTCATTTGTTTTAGCTCACTTTCAATAGTCTTAATTTGTTTTTCCATCAAAATTCTTTCTTTACGATTCTTTTGTTCTTGCATTACTTTTAAACGTTGCATTTCTATTTCATATTCTATACTCATTTATCCTCCTTTTTTAATGCATACATTCCAATACATATTGCATCTGCATTCTTAAGTGTAACTTTATGTTTACTGCCTGCAAATGTTTTTGCTCTACGTTTGAAATATTGTTTACGTTTTTGATATTCTTTTGGTATTCTATTTCCTATTTCTGATTGCCATTCTTTAGGAAGAACTTTGACAATAGGTAAATCTAACGCATTACAGATACCTAACCAAATGCCATAGTTCTTCCCAAATGTAAATGCCCCTCTCTCGTAAGGTCTTGACCACACT